GAACTTCGCGCCATCCTCGCCAAGCCAGAAGACCCTGAGGGCTTCGAGATCGCTCGGCATTCAAAGCGACTGGTCGAGCAACTGCGTTCTGACCTGTCAGCCGTGACCGCCGAGCGGGATAGGCTGCTGCAGGAGAAAGGCGCCCCGGACGGGTTCGTATCGGCTCCGTTGGAGCCAAGCCTTGCCATGCAGAACGCAGGATGGCACGAGATTGCAAGTCAAGGTATCGACCCGGAAGCAGTCGAGATTGGACCTATCTACCGTGCAATGATCGCCGCAACGGCTGCGAAGGAGGCGTGATATGCAGTGGACCAAACGCAAGTGGTGGCGGTTCGCTCTCGCTGACTGGCCGTTCAATCACAACATCTGCGTCACCGACCATCAGGGCGAGTGGAAGCGTTTCGGCTTCGGCCTGTTCATCCTGATCCGTCGCGCCTAACCCCCTAACCCCACCCAAACACACAGCCTGCCGGCGAGAGTCGGCGGGGAGGATTTGCACATGATCGAAATGAAAACCAGTGAGCTGGAAGGCAAGGCGCTGGATTGGGCGGTGGCCATGTCAGAAGGCGCCACCAACCTGCGCTTCGATACGGTGGCGTGCTGGTGGTTCACCCTCAACGGCAGGGACCGGGTACTGAGTAGCGGCTGGTCAGAGAAACAGAACTACTATCCGTCGACCGACTGGCGCCAGGGCGGGTCGCTGATCGAGCCGAACCGGATCAGCCTGATGTTGAGACACGACGGATGGTGGATCGCCTGCGTCTACAACATCAATGACGAGGCGGAGTACATGCAGCTGTCGGACTGCCCACTCGAAGCGGCCATGCGCTGCCTCGTTGCCAGCAAGCTGGGAGATACGGTGCAGGTACCAAAGGAGTTGCTTCCATGAAACCCACCAAACCCAAGAAGTCAACCCGCAAGGACCTGGAGTACCAGGTCCTCGAGCTCAAGGCACAACTGGCCTTCCGCTACGCCTTCGCATCCAGCGACGTCGAGAAGGCCAGCACCAAACACATGATGGGATCCGGCGTCCTGCTGCAGCTCACCGCGCTTGGCGGCCGGGAAATCATCAAGCCAGTGGTCATCCGCGACGGCCTGAGTGACGAGACGATCGAGGCGCTGAAGAAGGACTTGGTCAGCAGCTACGAGCTGGCCACGATGCACAAGCCTACTGCGGACAAGGAACCTGTAAATACGGGAGGTGCGAAGTGAGCGAGAACCAGAAGACGCTACTGCAACAGGCACTCGACATGTTGGAGGAACAGGCGCTGCACATTGAGGCGCCGATGCTCCCCGCAGGAGAAGAGCTGCTGAAGCGTATCCGCGCTGCGATATCACAGCAGGTCGAGCCAGCCCCGGCGCAGTGCCCCGCTGACCTGCTACTCGGAGACAAGGTGCTCCGCTGGAACCGCCTGCAGATGACCCCGCCGATCGCCATCGGCCAGGAGTACTGGGTGGCCGAGTCGGTGATAAAACTGGCGAGAGGGGAAAGCTGATGAGCCTCATGGAGAACGTTTCCGACGTATACGAGCAGGAAGACGCCCAACGAGTAGAGGCCATTGCATCAACGCTGATGCAACAGTTCTACGACCGCGTGCTGACCCAGGAAGCAGGAGAGAGAACCACACTTCGAGCACTAGCCCGCAGGGGTGAGCCACGAGCAGCTCGCTGCGTCCAGGCCGCTGCGGTGATCGTCAATTTCATGCGAGAGGAGCTGACGTGATGGCTGACGACTACATCTACGACGTGCACCACGTCGCCCGCGACTACGACCGCAGCCTGATTTGCCGCTGCCCACACTGCCAAGAGATCACCGGCTTAGATGGCGACGACGTGGAGGACGTCCAGGGCGAGCAGTACAAGTGCCGCTGCGGAGGCTGGTTCCAGATCGACAGCTGCGCCCGCCGCGTGAAGGGCGAGTTGCCGGCAAACAAGGGGATTCCCGATGAGTGAGCCACGCCGATTCCTCGTCGGCCAGATCGTCCGCTGCCCAGCCGACCGCGGCGACGCCGGCTACCAAGGCACCGTCGTCAGCGTAGGTGAGCCCCTGCAAGGCAAGGACTACCGGTGGATCGAGGTGCGCCACCCCAAAGGTACCAAACACGTCTGGCCGTCGAATCGGCTGGGCTGACCCTGACCTGTAAATAAAGCAATAAGCATATAAGGAATTTCACATGGACACCCGCAAACTGATCGTCACCAACCCCGACGGCATGACCGCCAAAGGCCCTGCCGATCGACTCGAGCACCTGCTTCTCAACCTCTGCGGAGGTGGCCGGAACGCCAACGAAACCGCCGAGGCCATGCGCCTCGGCCAGATCGTCCGCAGCGGTGGAACCGCCGAGAAGAAGGGCTGGAAACTGCGCCTGGAGACCCGCTACACCCTCGTGGTGGCTCCGGGCAACAGCCAATGCCGCCTCTACCTGATGCCCTACCCCATGCGTGATGGCCAGCACCCGATGCACCTGGCGCAGCGCTTCCAGGACGAGTGGGAAGAGGTAGGGATGCTCAACAGCCAGTTGAAGGTCGTGTGCCTGGACAAGCGCCTGCATCACCTGCACAGCGAGCTGGAAGGCTCGATGGGCGGCACCTACTTCGAGCTGGACGAGGACTTCCAATTCGTCGACGGACCGGCGCTGGCTGAAGGAGTAGCGTGATGACCACCCTCTACGTCGACGGCGTGCCACACACCGTGGTGCGCGAGATCCCCGGAACGATGGCCGACCACGGCTTCCAGCGCATCGTCCTGGCCAAAGAAGACGGCGTGCCCTACATGCAGATCAGCGTGCCGGCCCAGTGGTACCAGCGGCGCATGCGCGCCGGGGTAATCACCGGTGGAAGTCACCTCTCCTTCCGCGCCGGAGGTGGCCAATGACCTGGAAACCCCAACCGATGGGCGCCCGCGGCCTCGACCAGCGCCTCACCAATCGTTGCGACATCTGCGGCCGGCGCCGCGGCGGTGGCAACAAGATCGATCACAGCAAATGTGCCCGCCTGCGGCAGAAGCGAGGTTGACCATGAAAATCCACACATTCACCACCGGCCGCGAATACACCAAGCACGGCCAGCGCGTCGCCTGGGCGCTCCTGCTGCGTGAAGTCGGTGGAGGCAATATCGTCGCCTTCGTCGACGCCGATCGCGGCGTCAGCAACGTGGTGCGCGTCGACGGGCACATGCTGCCGGACAACCTCGACGTGCTGAACCAGTACGACAAGTGCGCCTACCTGCGCAACTACCTGATCCCGGGTGACGTCGAGGATGCGCTGCGCGAGGCGGCACTGAAGCATGTGGAAGGGTCATCGTGGTGTGCAGAAACCTCCAGCACAACCCATGACGGGCTTCCAGTATGTGAGAGCTGCGCGGATAACGGGGAATTGACGCCCGCAACAAAGATGGTCCCATCCTCCCCGGACCAAGGAAAGACCGTTGCATTCTCGCCAGTATGCGCGGCGCACGCCGCCGGCTGGTGGGACGGAGCCGACTGGGACGGGAGGCACCTGGAGACCCCGCTCTCAGGTCAGACTGCCGCAGGGAACAGGAAGGAGTTCTGCTGATGCCCGCCCTCAAACAATACCTCATCTACACCTTCGACGAGCTCTCCGAGTCCGCGAAGGAAAAAGCCCGCGAGTGGTACCGAGACGGCCAGCTCGACTACGACTGGTGGGAGTTCGTCTACGACGACGCCGACAAGATCGCCTCGATCATCGGCATCGACATTGACCGCAAAGGCAAGAACACGCCGGCTATCTACTTCAGCGGCTTCTGGAGCCAAGGCGACGGCGCCTGCTTCGAGGGCTCGTACCGCTACAAGAAGGGATGGCGGAAAGAGCTGGCCGAATACGCACCGCGGATCGGGACCAACATCGAGGTCTGGCAAATCGCCGAAGCGCTGCAGGCCGTCCAGGCGCGCCATTTCTACAAGCTGGAGGCAACCTGCCGGCAGCGCGGCCACTACCAGCACAGCGGCTGCATGAGCGTCGACGTGGAACACGCCGAGGATCGCTACCGAGACATCGGCGACGCCGAGGGCGAGATTCGAGACCAGCTCCGACTATTCGCCGACTGGATCTACGGCCGCCTCGAGCAGGAGCACGACTGGCTCACGAGCGACGAGCAGGTCGACGAGGCGATCCGCGCCAATGAGTACACGTTCAACGAAGATGGAGGGTGGGAAGGATGAGTACACATCAAGAAGGTGATCGGTCAGCCACCAGAATGTTCACCCTGTGCTACCTCGACACCTGTCTGCCCGACTACTTCCAGGGTTTCCGCGGCGAGGTGCTGGCCGTACCACTGAGCAGGCACCCACGCTGCGGAGAGGTCTTGAAAGACCTGCTGCACGAGATCGGTGCCCGCGAGTTTTTCATCGACGGCGAGTACGCCCCTGACGATATCTACGAGCAGCTTCGAGAGTCTGCCCAGGAGATTTTCGCAACGCTGGACCGCCGCAAACGCTGGTCGGCTCAGGGTGACCTGAGCGAGTCGTATGCCTACTTCGGAATCATGGAGGTGTAACCGATGAAGATTGAGCCCATGCGCTTCACCAACTACTACCGCCACTGCGACACCAATTGGCAGGACACCTGGTCCTGCCAGTGCAACGACGAATGCCCGGTCTGCGGCGCCGAGATCGAGCCGTATGAGTCGGAAGACCTACCGCGCGACTTCAAGGTGGTCTTCTACGCCGCCGGCGACGAGGAGATGGACGAGATGCACGAGTTCTACTGCCAGGCGGTCAGCGAGGAAGACGCCGAGGAGCAGTGCCTGGCTGCGAATCCTGGCTGCACGACCACCCATATTGAGGAGAGTGAGGGAGCTCTAATGGCCGTCCAGATCCCCGCCAAAGCCCCAATCCACCGCCTCGGCATCGACGTTGAGACCCACTCCGCAAGCGCTCTGGTGCGCCGACTTGCTCAGTTGAAGACGACTTTCAACATCATCAAGGCTGGCTCCTACCACGAGGACCCCGGCTACACCCAGGTCTGGGTCGACACCCGCATGACCGAGGCGGAGCTGGAGGACTGGCTCTACCGCGCCAAGGGCATCGACTACGTCGGCGTCTGGCAGCGCCGCGAGGATCAAGTCGCGGCCTGACCCCTGTAATTACAGGAGTAAGCATCTATGGCCTGGCAGATCTTGTATCGCCGGAACGGGCACTGGCTGCCCGGGAAACCTCACCAGCAAAAGAAGGACGCCACCGATCAAGCCGTTCGTGAATGGCAGCGACAGGCGTTTGAAGGATATCAACTGAAGGAATTGAAGTGATGATCAACCAGATTGAGTCGTATCGCGACGCCGGCCGTCGTGCAGCCAAGGCAATGAATGTACAGGACATCGCTCTATATGACCACGAGCATCGCTGGTATCGCCAGGCGCGCTCCCTGGAGCGCACAGAGGATCTGCCAGAGGTAGACGCCGCCTACCGGGCCGGTTGGGACGAAGTCCGCAACGCCCCCACGTTCACGCCATTTCGCTGAGGAGCAGGCTATGCAAAGCATCAGAACCCTGGCCCGCCGAGCGTACAAGAATCGGTACGCGTTCGACCGGGTAACTGTAACCAAAACAGGTGAACTCAAAGGCATTTTTAATGGGTTCACCCCCATAAAGCTCGGCCACATCGACGACTGCCGAGCGGTACTCAACGAGCGGCGCACAGGCGTCCGTTTCTACAACCGGGACTTTCTTGTCTTCACGTTCGGACCGGAGGTCGCATGCTAACCACCATCCCCTTCTCAGGCTTCTACAACAGCCTCCACGACAGCAGTCTCGACGACGCGCTGGACCAGATGTTCTCCGACCCCGCCACCGGCTGTTGGGTCAACCACAAGCTCCGCGACCGGGCCTTCGGCGCCTGCCAATGGGGGCTCGTGCACGGCAACTACGCCGCGGCGTATGCCAAGGCGCTGGCTGACGAGTTCAAGATCGCCCTGACCTTCGAGTCGCTGAAATCGCCGCGCGAGTACAACTTCGACACCGACCGGATCTTCTGTGAGATCGAGCTGGACGAAGTGAAGCGCATCCGCGCCGAGACCAGCGAGAAGGCGCTCCGCGACAAGGTGCGCGAGCGATTCACTCCCTGCGACGGCTTCATTCCCTTCTACTCGGCCAACCTCGATGAATGGGACGAGATAGAGACCTGGGACCACAACGAGGTCGGCACGCTGATCGCTGCCTACGTAGAGCAGGAGTCCGAGCAGCTGCGCGGCGACACGTTCGACCAGTTCGCCGAGCACGACCTCATGGAGTCGGCTCGCTGCAACGGAAGGCTGGATGAGTGGATCATCCAGGCCACGCCTGACATCGGCCGGCTGCTCACCATTCACAACTACCTGCAGGAGCGCGCGGCATGACCTGGAAATGCCCTAAGTGCAGAGGTGACAACCTAACCGTAGTCGTCGAGGTTGAGGCCCGACTGTTCCAAGACGACGACGGTAACTTTGAGACAGAACCAACCCATCACCACGAGTGGGGCCGCACCTCGTCCATGAAGTGCCGTGAGTGCGACCACTGTGGAAATGCAGGGCAGTTCGAGGTGACGCCATGAACCGCCCCGAACTCTGCGACATCTCCTTCGTGGTCGACGACGCGCTGGCCGAGCACCCGGTCTCTGCCATCAAGGACCGCCACGACGTGACCTACGTCGGCTACCAGGCCGGCTTCGAGATGCTCTTCGTGGCGGTGATCAGCTGCCTGCCAGGCTGCGTGGTCGAGCCTGACGAAGCCTGCGAGATCGCCACCGACCTGCTGCTCGAGAAGAAGTGGTTCGCCGACTGCAGCCAGACGGAGCCGTCGATCGTTTTCCCGCCGGTTCGGTCGGCGGCTTAGAACTGTAATTACAGGAGTAACACGATGTCACTTCAAGCGGAAAAATTGGCCCTCGGCCTGATCCTGGGCAGCCTGCACAACATGGGCTGGGAACACTATGAGCTGGACGACGGCGAAGGCTGGGAGTTCGTCGGCGACAAGTCGATCGAGCAGGTCGTCGAAGACTGTGCCGCCGTAGACGACTGTAGCCTTCGCCTCCTCAAGGACGGCCGCAAGACCGCCGTTATGCTGATCGTCTGGGGCAACAGCCCGAGCGAGTTGATCGCCGACCACAGCTGCAGTAACGGCTTTGAAGAAGCTGTCGACGCCGCGCTGAAGGCACTCTGGCCGGCGTGGCCATTCGTGGATGAAGGCCATGAGACGGAAGGATACCTGCGGCTGCAGATTCACGGCCGACAGGTCGCGGCCGAGGCGGGGAACTGACCCATGCCAACCAACATCTCAACGCCACTGCCCCTCTACGAACTCATCGTCGGCAACATCGGCACCGTCTACCTCGGCCCGCTCGAGACCACCGCCAGGATGGATTTCAACGAGTACGTCAGGCTCAGCAAAGCCGGCTACGGCCGAGTAGCAGGCGAACCGGTCACCCTGTTCAAGGACGGCGAGATCATCAAAGAACACGCCCCTGAACTCGTCGACTGAACCGTATTTACAGCATTAAGGAGATAAGTATGGAAACTATGCGCATCTACGTCGCATGCCTTGCCAGCTACAACAACGGCCGACTGCACGGAGCCTGGTTCGACCTCGACGACTACGTCGATGCCGAGGATCTGAGCAAGGCCGTGAAGGAGCAGGTGCTCCTCACCAGCTCTTACCCGAACGTGATGGTCGAGTGCATTGCCTGCGGCGGTGACGGCATCAACCCCAACGAATCCGACAGCATCTGCAAGGCCTGCCACGGCACCGGTGAAGTCCCGTCCGCTGAAGAAACAGCGATTCATGATCATGAAGGCTTCCCCGAGGGCAGCGTCGGCGAGTACACCAGCTTCGGCAAGCTCTACGAGATCCGCGACCGAATCGCCGAGGCCGAGGAAGAGTTCGGCGACGACGGCCAGGAGATCCTGGAGGCGTTCGAACACTGTTTCGGTACCAACGACACGCCGATCAGCACCATCCGCGACGCCTACCGCGGCAAGTACGGCAGTGGTGCCGAGATGGAGCAGGAGTTCGCTATCGAAACCGGCCAGATCAAGGAAGACAGCCCCTATTTCCACTACATCGACTGGGAGCGGGTCTGGGCGGACGACTGCGACATCAGCGAGCACAACGGCCACTTTTTCTGGAGCAACTGGTAATGAAATTCACAGGATTTAAGGTAGTTCCCTCGATCCGGGTTCGCTTCTTCGACGAGAGTTGGAGGCAGCATGCTGATGACCCCACGCCGCGGTGACTACGTCCGCCGGGCCGACAACCACACCATCACCGGCATCATCCTCAAGGTGAACCGCAACGGCACGATGGACGTTCAAGGCCCATTCCGCCCTCTTATCAACGAAAAGATCAGTGACTGGCAGCTTGCCAGAGGTGAAGCATGAACCGATTCGAAACCGCAAAAATCGCCCAGGCCGGTGCCTGCAATCCCATCCCCCTCGCCCGTGGCCTGCAGCAGGCGATCTACGAGATCCGAGACGCCGGCGGCGACACCAACGCGATACTCGAAGACCCCGCCTGCCGGCTGATCGTCCACCAGCTGGCCCACCTGTTCAACGTCCTTGACTTCCGTGACTACAGTGAGGCCTTTGGAAAGGTGGAGGCCGCATGCGCAGCCGGATCGAAGAGCTGAGGGAGGAGATCGATGAGCTCTACAAGAGGTGGGACCCGGCCGGGCTCAGTGCAGAGGAGTTCCATCGACTCGACGACCGGATCTATGTGTTGGAAGAAGAGCTGATCCGCCTGCTCCAGGAGAACAGGTCATGCCAGAGAAATACGCCAAGATCGTCCACCAACTAGCCCACCACCAGTCGTCTATCTTCCCAGGTGCGTGGTGGCTCTCCAACCGGTACAGGGTTGTCGACGTCGAAGGCAGAGACCTCTTGGACCCGGCAGAATGGCCAGCCTTCAAGAAGGTGGCCAGACGCCGCGCCGAAAGCCTCGGCTACAAGCTGGTCGGCGACGAGCTGCAGCGGGAGACGCGGAAGGTCGTCTACCGGCGCGCGGCCGACTTCGACCTGGCCCTGTCGATAAAAAGGGCTTGCTGGAAGGAAGGTAATGAGTGCTTCGTGCACAAGCACGAGGACGGCTCATTCAGCACCTGGGAGGTCTGGTCATAGCCCCAGACCTGTATTACTGTATTTCCTTATTAAATTAGAAATTGGAGCTCACTATATGACCCTGACGAAAGAAGTCCGCAAAGACCTGGCCGCTAAGCTCACCGCCAAGGCGATCGAGAAGCACGCGCCGGCGTAGCCATGGGCGTTCCAGCGAGGTTCCTGGCCGGCTGGGTAATGGCCGCCTATACCACCGGCACCTGCCTCCAGCTGATGGCGCCGGTGGTAGCTGGGCCGCTTCCTGAGCCAGCCCCTCCGCACAACTGCCCAGACAAAGACGTCATCCACGGCGTCGGGTCTGACCTACGTAGCTACCAGCGAGTGGTGGACCTCTGCTCGCTCGAAGGCATGAAGCGCCGATAGAGCGCACAGTAGAAGAAAAATTGAATATTGAAGGAAATGAATATGCAAATCACAGCCAAACGCACACCACAAGGGCCCATCTACTTCCGAGACGGACAGCCGATCACCTGGAGGGAGGTGGCCGCTGAGACAGGCCTCGACCGCAGCCTATCCAGGCTACTGCTGAAAAAAGCCGCCGCATCCGGGGAGGAGATCCAAGACTTGCGGAGCTGGCGAGACCGCAACGTGCTCATCTGGAAGCTCGAAAACGAGTTCATGTCCGCCTAGCCGTATTCCTGTATTTACACAAATACGCAAAACCATTAGGATTACCAAGCTAGGACAAGCAAAGACATGGAGCCCACGGTGAGCGAAGCGGTGAAGATGGTCCTCGAGATGCTTGAGCAAACGCCGAGAGTCTCCGAGGACCGGCACGTTGAGGCAAGCCTGACGTTCGAACTACCCAACGCCCTCGGGTGCGGCTCCCCAGCCTTGCTGGCCAGGAAGATTGCACACGACGTGCGCCGATTAGAGATCATGATGGAGGAGCAGACCTGATGAGCGAGGTCGCCAAGAAGTTCATTTCCACCTCGGAGCTGTGCCAACGCTACGATAAGAGTTCAAGGACGATCTCCCGCTGGCCGGTCACCCGCGGCTTCCCGAAGCCGGCAATCGCCAACAACGGGTCCGAGAACCTCTACCTGATGGAAGAGGTGGAAGCCTGGGAAGAGCGGGAAATGCGGAAAGGGGCCTAAGCCCCTTTCTTCATTAATCCATGGTAAAAAGCAAACGCCGGCAGAAGCCAAGGAGAGACATCGTGAGCAGCGACCGCAACGGGATCATCAATCAGATCATCGACTACACCAAAACTGACCGAGAGCACGCCGAGCAGATCTACGAGCATCTGCGAGCCGACAACCGCATCTACTTCGACGATAGCGTCGGCCTGGACCGCCAGGGCCTCGTCATCAGGGACGACGTAGACCTGCTGGCGGTAGCAGTTGAGGTCAAGTAGCCCTCACTTCGCCCGGCAAGGAGGGGTCGCAACGATCGACATGATCCGGTCCCACCACTTTTTATAGGCGGCAGCCTGTTCCTCTATATAGAGGTGGCGGTCGTACACGCCTTGCATCCCCTGCAGGGCGTGCCCGAGCATCACTTCAGCCACATGCACATCGGTCAGCGTCGAGAAGTTGGTCCTAGCTGTCTTGCGCAGATCGTACAGCGACCAGTGCTCCATCTCGACGCCGTAGAGGCGTTTGACGTTCCGCATCACCGAAGCCGGCATGCTCAGCGTAGCGTTCACCTCGAGCGGCTTGGCTGCCTTTTCCTGCGTGAATAGCAGGTGAGGGCTGCGAGAGTGGCGCCTGGCTTCATCGATCAAAGGCCTGACTTCAGCGATGATCGGCCGGCAGATGCTGCGCCGTACGCGTTTTCTGACCTTATTCTTATCAGGTGGAACGGTCCAGATGCCCGCTTCAAGGTCGAGGTCCGTCACGGGATCGAGAGACCTGAGCTCAACGCCCCTGCAGCCGAAGACCAGCAGCAGCTTGAGGAATATCTTGGTGCCAGGCGTCATGCGAGAAGCCTCCACGCCGTACCAGAACTGCCTGATTTCCTCTTCGCTGAGTGCCCTGCCAGCAGGCTCCTTCTGGATCATCAGATCCTCCGCGACGGACACGTCAATCAACGGCTTCGTCTTCATCAGGCCGCGCCGGTGCGCCCACTTGTGCAGCTGCTTGGCCGTTTGGAGGATCCTCTCGGCGATCGACGGCGTGTTGTCTGCGACGGTTTCGATAAGGGTCAGCCATTGGTGTGCGGTCGTCTGGTCAGCCGGCAGCTTGCCCAGCTTCGGGAAGACGTGGATCTCGAAGCTGCGAAGGTAGTCTTCGGCCTGCTGCTTGTTCTCGAGGCAGTAGTTCGTGTGCCACTCCCGATACAGCTGCTCGTTGGTCCAGACCTGGGCGAACTCGTCCCGTTCAGCTGTGCGTACATGCCGGGGGTCACGGCCCTTCTCCAGTTCTGTACGCAGTCGCTGGTGTTCTGTACGCGCCTCCCTCAGCGAGAGCAGAGGGTATGTACCCAAGTCGAGCCGCGCCGGCTTGCCACCAAACCGGTAACGCATCTGGAAGACGATCTTGCCGGTGGCTGAAACCCGCACACCAAGGCCCTCTCCGTCCGCCTTCTCCATGGCCGCCTCATGCGGCTTCTTGTGATGGGCCTTCAGCCAGGAATCTGACAAAGCCATGTGAATTGCCTCCTTCTGGGGTGTGTACATGCCCCGAAGGTCAATCGTGCCACAGACGCGAACCATGTACACAGCTGTGTACATGAAATCTGTGGCTAGGGTTGTTCTGGGTTGTCCGCGCATGACCTGGCCAATATCGCTGAAAGCCAGTATTCATCTATGTTTGAGGAGAGTTATTGACTGAGGTTGTCGCGGGGTGTCGGAGGGGTCAGTTATCGATGTGCGCGATGATGGAGAAATTCCGTATGTGCCCGAGATTGCTGGACTTTTTGATGTCAGACATCCACTCAAACCTGAACTATGTACGCTGCTATGTACGCATTTTCAAAAGTGCCCCGTTTGGAGCGATCCGCCGGGCAGCTCTCTAATATACAGGAACCAGGGGAAACCTACTCAACGGAAAACGAATAGGGTGGTAGACCTGTATTTACATATTTACGGACCTGTATTACTGTATTGCCCAGCCAACACAGAACTTCCAAGGAAAAAGAATGTCGTCTGCCGAACTACTCAACAGCCTGTCCCATCCTACCCGCCTGGACATCGTCCAACTGCTGCACGCCGAGCAAGGCCTCTGCGTGAACGATGTGGCGAACCGACTCCAGATCTCGCAGGCAAATGCTTCCCGCCACCTCTGCATCCTGAACCAGGGCGGGGCGGTGGTTTTCGAGCGACAGCTGAACAAGAAGATCTACAAGGCCAAGCCGCTGGTGATTGAACTGATCAACACGGCAGAGGAAGTGGTGAAGCACTGACCCAGCTTGACGCAGCCTGTCGCTTACTTGCAGGCTTGTGCGCCAGAAAAAGAAACGCCGGCGCTAGGCCGGCGTAAGAAGGAATTCACGCCTTCGATTCTAGTGGCGCGCAATGAAGCCTGCAAGGAGTCGTCATGCTGCTGTACCTCACCGCCCTCTCCCTCCCCAAGCCAGGGACGTTCATCGCGCTCCACCGGCACAAGTCTGAGGTGCGGATGCGCTGGACAGAGGCGGACAGGGTCAACTATCTGGACTTCCTTGCGCGGGTGGAGCAGCTCTACCGGAAAGGTCCAGCCGGCTTGAATCTCCCGCGCCCCCTTCTCGATGCTGTATACGACAGCGAGCTCACCGCATCCATGGCCACCAATCGGATTCTGCCCTACTACCTCGCCTGCTCAAAGAGCAGCCTCGATCGGTCGTTTCTCATCTCGCCGGAAAAGCATGACATCGAGATGATAAGGCTGGCCGGCACCGAGGACGAGCCAAACGGCCTGCGGTTCGTCGTGATTGGGAGAAACTGTGACCAGCTGAAACTGAAGCCTCAGATCATCGCCGCGGCAGGCAGTGCCCCGGGCGACACCCTGGAGAGCAGGTCGAATCACGCACTGGTCAAGGCGGTGTCGGAGGCCCCGGATGAGCCGGCCTGCGAGGGCTGCGCGAAAATAGTAGCCGTCCCCGCAGAGGCGAATGTCACTTTGGCTAGGGATAAACGAGGTGAGTTCGTACGAGAAGTGGCTAGAATATGGGCATGATGCCAAAATCGGTGTATTGAAGCCTTTATATACGCGAATCTGTATTGACAGGTATACGGTGGCCAAATAGGATTCAAATACACCTAAATTGACATAAAGGATTTTGTACATGCCTAAAGCCCACCCACTGGGAACCTCCCTGCAGGCTTCCTACCTCCTGGCCCGCCAGGAGAAAAAATTCACGATGGACATGCCAGAAGAGCTGCATGCCAAGCTAAAGCAGATCGCAGCGTTCAGCCGCAAGTCCGCCAAAGACCTGATGCTCGAAGGCCTGACCGACTACATCATCCCGAAGTACACCAAAATGCCAGAATGAGGAGATTCCATGAATAAAATCCTGGCGAGGCTGCGCCGGCTCTCTGTCGAACACGCTAGCACCGGCACTGCGGAAAGCAGGGACTACGCTATCGGAATGTTCATCCAGGAGCTGACCGGAGTCGTCTGCGAGGAAGTAGTAGACGCAACCTCAGATGGGGTGCTTTACACCCTCTACTCCGACTGGGTCGGTGCGGTCATTCGCGGAGAGGGGCCATCTGACCGGCGCTGCCGGCTGGTGAGTGCCATCACCGTATTCCCGAAAACACAGCTCACCAGAGCAGCAGAGCAGAGCAACGTCGTCCAACTATATGGCTGACATCGACGAGAAGGTCGTCCAATACACCCTGCAGTTCAGCCGCCAATGCAAGCTGGACGTGGATGAGCACGCCCTGCGTGACAACATCTACAGGCATCTCCAGGTCGCCCGATCGGTAGTCACCGAAGCTACCCTGGAGCGTATCGGTCATGTCCACCTATCCGTCATGATCAACACCGCCGCCCGGTACAACCTGTCCCTCGCCGAGGTGATGATGGAAGCCGTGCGTGCCGGCTCACAGCCCGTCGCCCCGCTGTGCGTGGCGGTAGAGGCCCGCAAGACCAGCGTCAAGCGCATACCCAAGCGCCCCTCCCTCCGCGTCGTAAAATGAGCCGTTGACGGTCGAAGACCGCTGCCGGTAGCATCGCCTCTTGCGCCAAACCTTATAAGAAGAAAACGTACTGCACAATAACCTGTATTTACAGGTACACAGCATTACATAAGGATATTCACATGATCTTCAATTCAGACCAGAAAGCCGCCATCTCGAGGGCGGTCTCCGGGTTTCTTGAGCAAGACCTGGCCGGCCTCACCATCGTCGGCGAAGGCGGAACAGGAAAGACAACCTGCGTTATGGCCATTGCCGACCAGCTGCTCCAAGCCGGCCTGAAGGTGCTATTCACCGCGCCTACCAACAAGGCGGTAAAGCAACTTGAGAAGTCAGCAAAGCGGTACGGCCTCAACCTGAACAATGTCGCGTTCCAGACGCTGCACAGTGCGCTCGGGCTTGCCCTGCTCCCGTCAGAGGAGAACAAGTACGCCCACCGGCTGGGCCGCGGCGTGTTCCCGATCTTCGACGTCGTGGTGGTTGATGAGGCGTCGATGCTGAGCAAGCGAGTGCTGTACGACTACCTGCTGCCGGACGCTGACGAGCACAGCTGCAAACTGCTGCTGATGGGCGACGACATGCAGCTGCCGCCGGTGAAGGAGAAGGAGTCGATGGCCTTCAAGGTGTTCGACACTGTTCGCCTGACCCAGGTTGAACGCCAGGCAGCTGACAGCAACATCCTCACCTTGAGCGGCCTTCTGCGCACGGCGATGAGCAGCAACAAGCCGTTCGTCTCACCCCAGATCCAAGGCAACGGGGTTGAGGTGGTCAAGTCTGCCGACTTCATGAAGGTCGTTGTCTCGGCCTTCACAGAGGACACCAACCTCGATGAGCAGCGGGTCCTCGCCTGGTCGAACGCCAGGGTAGACGAGATCAACTCGGCCATTCGCCAGAAGCTCTACGGCCGCGCCGCACCGCGCTTCGTGGAAGGGGAGCGTGTCGTCACCGGCGCGCCGATCGGGGACGGCGAGGTGATCCAGCTCAGCACGGATGAAGAGTGCATCACCCACAGCGTGAGGGAGTCGACGCTGGATGATGACGAGACCGGCCAGTCCTATCGCACCTGGATGCTGGTGTTGAACCCGCTCCATGCCGAAGTCAAGCAGGTCTTTGCCCACGTCCTGCACGAGAGCGAGACCGACCGCTACTGGGACCGCCTCAACCACCTGGCCACCATGGCGAAGAAGCACCCGCAGGAAGCCAGGATGTTCTGGGCCAAGTACCACAACTTCAAAGAGATGTTCGCCACCATCCGCTACTGCTACTGCATCACGGTCCACCGATCGCAGGGCAGCACCTACCGGAAGGTGTTCGTCGACCTGAACAACATCCTCAAGAACAACATCCGCGCCGAGCGGCAGCGACTCGCCTATGTGGCGTTCAGCCGGCCGAGCGAGGAGCTCCTTATCAACAAAGGCAAGTACGTCGCTTGACCGCAGGACCAAGAAAATTACGGGAGAGGCCCCATGCAGATTCAACAAGTAGCCGAAACAGACGCGCCCGCCCCGGTAAAGAGGATCGACTACGCGGCCCTCGCTGAGCATTACAACGCCCTGGAAGTGGGAAAAACGCTGAAGCTCGACCAGGTCTACAACATCACCCTTTTCCGCCAAGCACTCGTGCGCCGCGGCCTCGGAGACGAAGATGTCGAGGTCTACCAACGCAAGGGCAACTGCTTCATCACCAGAAAGACCGAAACCCTGATGGCGTGAGGGTGCCATGTACCATTTCCTGCAGTTCAAACCGAACGCGAAGGAACCGTGGCGCCTCTACGATGAGCGGCAGCTCTCAGGACTGGAGCAGCCGCCGGCCTTCATGACAGTCCTGTCCGTCGACCAGGACCCGGAGAACTTCGCCGAGAACGGCGAGGATCCGCTCGAGCACGTCAAGTACATGGGCCCCATGTACTTCGACTTCGACGGACCTGACCTTGATGCAGTGCTTGAGTCGGTGCGGAGCGTGCTGACCCAGCTGACCAAGAAGCTGGACATCGACAAATCGTTCATCCACTGCTGGCTATCCGGCAAGAAGGGTGTGCACGTAACGGTGCCGGCGAAGGTCTTCGGCCTGAAGGCGCCGATGAAGGCGCTTCCGCTGGTCTACCGGGAGATCGCCGAGACCTTGAAGGTAGAGCACCTGGACATGGTGGTCTACTCCGGCGGCCGGGGCCGCATGTGGCGCTGCGAGAATATCCAGAGGCCTACCGGCACCTTCAAGGTCGGAGTGACCTTCGACGAGTTGATGGGCATGGACAGCGAGCAGTACGCCACGCTGGTCGCCCAGCCGCGGCCGTCGATGGCGCTTAACGAGCCAGCTGACTCGGTGATCTTTCCGAAAGCAGAGGCGCTTTTCAAAGCGGCGAAGCTCAGGGCCCAGAAGCGTGTGCGGGCGATGAAGTCAGCCACAGTGGTGCCAAAGGAGAAGCTCCGCGCCCTGACGGCCGTCCCAGGCTGCATCGAAAAGCTGATCACCGAGGGTGACGCCCCTGAGTCGAACTGGAACCAGGCGGCCATGCAGGTTGCGGCCTACGTGGCTGCCAGGTACGAGAGAGACGAGGCTGACGAGTACAACGAGGACATCGTTGAACCCTTCGTGAAGAACGTCGACAGCAGCTCGAGGCCTTCGGTAAAGGAGCGCCGAAAGCACGTCGAGCACATGCTCAACCGCGCCTTCACAGGCCGGCTGAAATTCCTGCAGGGCCCTTTGATTGCCGCGATCGGCAAGCCGTGCGGACACTGTGTGATCTGCCGTGGCGACATGTCCGCTGAGCAGGCTGAGCAAGGCAAGGACGACGAAGACGACTTCGACCCTCGCACGGGGATTCGGGCGACGGCCATCGGTTATTTCCTCGAAAACGAGGGTGCCGGCCGCAAGCTGACCACCTTCACGTTCTGGCCGCACACCGAGGTCTACGACCTGGAGGACGTCTCGTCCGAGCAGGTGCAGTTCAAGGAGTCACCTCGCCGGGCCTACATCGGCACGCTGATCGACGACCTTGGTCAGCCGAGCGAAGACTTGGAGATGCCGGAAGACGCATGGTCGTCGAAGCGCTCGCTGATCCACGCGGTGAAGGGGCGCAACAACGCAACGGTTCAAGCATCTGACGCGGACATCCAGAACCTGCTCCGGGCAATCCAGGAGCTTGGGCGCCGCAAAGCAGACCAGCAAGGCAAGGAAATCGAGAAGATGGTTCGCACCCACCTCTGTGGGGTGCTGTTGGATCGCCGGCGTGACAAGACAGCTGCCCACTATGTCGAGGACGCAGGATCATGCACCTCGTCCGGGAGGGTCAGCCGGTATTTCTACAGTGGTGACCCCAAACAGTCCCCCAAGCTGTTGTCCGAGGACTACCCCTATGAGGACGACACCGAGCTGGAAGAGGCCATCTACCACCTCACCAAGGTGAACGAGCCTCACAGCGTCGGGGCCATCATCGGCTGGCACGTCGCCTGCCACTTCCGCGAGCACATCCAGTTCAACGAGGTGCAGTTTCCTTTGCTGAACATCAGCGGGAACGCCAGCGCCGGGAAGACCTCGCTGGCGATCCTGGCGAGCTTCCTGAACGGCATGGACTACGGCAAGGCCGACTTCATGAACGTCGAGGTCTCGACGATCTACCCGCTGGTCCGCTACGTGTCGAGCAGCAGCACCGTCCCGCGCCTGGTTGAGGAAGTCAACCCGGCCAACATCGGTGCGAGCACCTACGGAAAGATCCTCGGCATCCTGAAGGCGGCCTGGAACAGGGCGCCTGTGCCGCGAGGAAAGCTGAACGACAAAGGTGTAGCGGTATCCGCCGACCGAGTCAGTTCTCCGATCGTCTACACCAGCGAGCAGACCGCTACGGTACCGTCCCTGCGCAGTCGTACGGTCGAGGTCAAGCTCACCTCGAAGGCGCTGATCAAAGAGGAGTACCGCACCCACTACGCCGAGGCGGCCAAACGGCGCCACGCGCTGTTCCGGATGGCCAAAGCGCTGGTCACCCAGGCTGTAAATATGGCCCCCGAGCAGGTGCTGGAGATCTTCGAGAGCACCTCCCACCTGGTTCCAGACAGCATCGGCCCGCGACCGAAGTGGGGATACCAGACAGCCCTCACAGGGCTGGCCCTACTGGCCAAGACGATGGACGACTACCAGGTGCGCGGCCGGGAACACGTCGACGCCCTGTTCGACGCACTGGCCGGGTTCCTCAGCAACAACGCGGGAGAGATGGAGAAGGAGAAGTCGATCTCCGAGGTTGACCGTGTGCTGGGAACGCTGAACCAGATGGCGGAAGACCCGGAGGACCGCCAAACCGGCCTGCGCCCTGGCGACCACTATTGGCGCCAGGGCGACTCCTTGTTCCTGGTGATCTCGTCGTGCCTGCCGCGCTACTGCCGTTATGCCAAGACGCTGGGCGACATCCCGGTGATCCGGGAAACCAGGCAGATGACCAGCCTGCTCGAGGGCGAAGTGTATTTCGACCGGAAAGAGCAACACCCCCACAAAGAGGGCGTCGACGTCCACGTCATCAGCCTTTCGGCCGTGCGAGGCAAAGGCACCCCTCTAACCAACTTCCAAGATGAGACCGAGCCAGAGGAAGTCTGAGCCGTCAAGAAGTAGCCGGGCGAGCGCCCGGCAGGAGTAAGAAAAATGCGAAACGCTGACCCGGTTGACGAAGCCGCTGACGTTGCCGTTGAGAACCTCGAGCGCGACATCGAACGGGCCCTCATGAGCGCCCCTGCCCCGCTCCCGCCGAAGGGCTTCTGCTACTACTGCGACGAGTCACTGCCAGGCGGCCTGCGGTTCTGCGACGAATTCTGCCGCGGGGACTACGACTACCTCATGACCCGGAGAAAGGTCAATGGCATCAAGCCTTAGCGATCTGATGCTCGCCAGCGGGGTGACCAACTACCCCGTCTGGTTCGATAAGGTGCAGCTGCCGTTCTGGCCGATGCCGCACCAAATGGAACAGGTGAAGCTCTACGCACGGAACATGAGGTTCCTAGATGCCGGGGACCCGGGCGTCGGCAAAAGTTTTCCAGCGCAAATTCACGCGGTACTGATGGCGGCCTTGGGAAACAAGGTCGTCTTCTCGATGCCGCCGAAGCTGATCGTCCAGTTCTACGAGGAGCTGAAGGACTTCTTCGTCGGCATCGACAACCACCTGAAAGTCGCTCATCTGGATGTGCCGGCCACGCAGAAGAAGAAGCTGATCGATCAGTGGGATGCCACCGGTTGGCCTGACATCTTGATCATGTCCTACGACATCTACAGGGTGCTCAACGACCGATCCCCGACCAAGGCGATCGGCCAGAACCTCTGGTTCAGGGAAGACGGCAGCCCCTACTTCAAGGCCGCCGGAGAGCCATACGACCGAACGGCCAAGCCCTTTACAAAGGACGGCCGGGAGATCAATAAGCGCGGCCGCGCGCGAAACCTATTCCAGTTCAAGCTCAAGAGGTCAGGTTACAACGTGCTCTTCTTCGACGAGGCCCACGCGCTGTGCGGGACCGACTCGATCCTTTCGACCTCAGTCGCCGAGATGAGCGCCCAGCTCGGCGACGAGGTGGCTGTCTACCTGATGACGGGTACCCCGGTCCCTACGCACCTCGAGGACGTCTACGGAATCATCCGTCTGATCAACCCTGGTGCGTACAGGAACAAGGCCGCGTTTGAGCGCCAACACTGCGAGATCCAGACCTTCTCTGTGAAAAACGGCAAGAAGGAGGTCAAGGTCAAGAAGGTCGTCGGGTACCAGAACACCGAGAAGGTCTACCAGGCACTGTACAAGAATGCCCGCCGCGTCCAGAAGCGCGATGTGATCAACATGCCTGACCCCCTGGTCACCCAGCTCAAGGTCCACCTTTCGGGCGCCCACAGGAAGCTCTACAAGAAGATCATCAACGACCGGTTCGCCATCCTCGGAGACAAGGTCCTGATGCCTGACAACCAGAGCGCATTGCGGCACCTGGCCCTGCAGTTGATCAGCTGTCCGGATGAGTTCGATCAGAGCCTCAGCATGGAGAACGACCTGGCCAAGGCCTGCGACACGCTGCTGGACAGCATCAACCCTGACAACCACAAGGTCATCATCTTCGCTTACTACAAGCGGACGATCGACTTCCTGGCGAAGCGCTACGCGCACTGGAACCCTGCGGTGCTGTACGGCGGCTCCGATCGCGGCCAGGTGGAGAAGTTCAAGACAGATGCGAGCTGCCGGATCTTCGTCATCAACTGGATTGCTGGAGGTGCCGGCCTGAACCTGCAGTGCGCCTCCCACAGCATCTTCTACGAGTGTCCGACCTCGCCCAAGGACGCCAAGCAGGCCATTGCCCGCACCGACCGCAAGGGCCAGGAGAACATCGTGAACGTCTACTTCCTGCGGGTCGTGGGAACCCTACTCGACAGGAACTTCAAGAACCTCCTCAAAAACGAGGAGGAAAACAACCAGATCGTGCGGGATCGGAAAGATCTGTTGCACGAGCTGCTCCACTGAGGCGTCCGCCTCATTGTTGACGGCCTGGGAATCGGCCTGTATAAAGCAAGGCCCGTATTGCTGTATTTATGTAGATACAGCACATCGGAACCCATACCGACACTGTAAAAGGATCCTGACCATGGCACTCATGCGCCCCCAAGTTGCACAAACCGAAGTCAACACTGAAGCCCAGGAAGAAAAACTGAACCAGGCCGGTGTACAAGCCACAGCAGCCGAAGTCCCAGCCGAGGCAGAAACCGTATCCGCTGCCGCCGCGGTTGAAACCAGCGAGCCGATGACCGAGCAGGGTGTCGCCGCAACTCAGGCTGTGGCCGTCGCTGAACCCGCTGAGCAGAAGGCCGTGTCGGTCACTGAGCAGCGCACCAACGCAATGGCACAGTTCTCTCAGGAGCAGGCCGCGGCCGGCTTCGAGGGCCTCGACCTCACCGGCATGTCCTTCGACCGCGTCAAGATGCACGAAGGCAAGTTCCTGCTGGGTAGCGAGGAAGCTGAGCTTGGAACCGAGTTCGACTGCGTGATCCACAACACCCGCCGCCTGTACGTTGTTCGCCAGAGCACCGACCAGGACGCCGAGTCCTACTACTCCTACGACTCCACCGGTGCCACCTTCACCGACGGCAGCTCGGCTACCGAGAAGCTGCAGGAGTGGCTGGACGAGGGCTACGGCGGTGAAGACGCCCCGCTCGACATCAAGGAATACCTCGAGGCCATGGCCACGCTGGTCAACCGCGACGACGAGTACGACCAGCAGATGGTCATGCTGAGCATCCCGCCGGCCTCCAAGGCCCGCCTCGCCGGCGCAGCTGCCCAGGCCTACACCAAGATGCGCGGCGCCCGCCTGGACCAGGTGGTGACCCAGTGCCAGGTCGGCAAGAAGGTTGGCGAAGGCACCAAGGCGTTCCGCCCGTGGGTCTTCAAGATCACCAGCCGCTACGAAGGCTGATTGACCGGTCGTAGCTCAAAAGCCGCCGGGGCGTAAAAGCCCGGCGGCTTTTTTACCAAGGCATAACCTGTATTTACAGGGATAAAGGAAAGAGCATGGACAATCAACACAAGAAGATTACCGGATACCGCGACCTCACCCAGTCAGAAATCGACGGTATGAATTCCATCAAGTCGCTGGAAGCCGACGTTGGCAACCTGTTCAAGCAGATTGGCGAAATCGAAGGCGTGGACCCACGACTCCTCTCGCTGGCCAAGACTAACTTGCAACAAGGCTTCATGTGGTTTGTTCGCTCAATCGCCAAACCTGCAGACCCCTTCGCATGAGGTCGCGGGCATGAAAGCCGAGTTCATCTCAAACATGGGCAGCGACGGCACCGTCTGTGATGCCGCCCGCGTCAGCTTCGACAAGGCCGCCAGCAACTACACGGCGGACCAAAACGCCCGCCTGATCAAGTACCTGGCCTCCCACGGCCACTTCACACCGTTCACCCACCCGCAGATCACGCTGCGCTACACCGTGCCGATCTTCGTGGCCAGGCAGGAGTTCAAGCACATCGTGGGGTTCACCCGTAACGAGGTGAGCCGCCGGTATGTAGATGACGCCCCTGAGTTCTTCACTCCGGAGGTTTGGCGCAGCCGCCCCGAAGGCAGCGTGAAGCAGGGCAGCGGCGATGTTCATCCGAACAGCGATCAGTTCCACCAGGAGTACCGCCACGCTCTGCACGCTTGCTTCGACTGCTACCAGTCGATGATCGAAGAAGGTGTTGCCCCAGAACTGGCTCGGATGGTCCTGCCGCAGTCGATGTACACCAGCTACTACGTCACCGGCAGCCTCGCGGCGTTTGCGCGCTTCTACAACCAGCGCAGCGACAGCCACGCCCAGGTCGAGATCCAGCAGTTGGCCGAGCAGGTCAACAAGATCATCGCCCCGTTGTATCCAGTTTCGTGGGCTGCTCTCACCGGCAAATGAATCCCTCCTGGCACGAGGGGTGCCGGGAAAATAGAAGCGAAGAAAAATGCCACTAAGTCAGATCGAAACCCCCACCGACTCATACGTTGCCCGGTACCCCTGGGCGACAGAGATGGCCATCGAACAGCAGTCGATCTTCTGGCCCGCCGAGGAGCTCGGCGTGGAGCGCGATGAGAACGACTTCCGCACCCTGCTCAACGAGGCCGAGCTACACGGCGTCCTGACTGCTCAGTCGATCCTGACGCAGTACGAGCTGATGATCGGAGGCGATGAGCTATGGGGCGGCAAGATTGCCCGGTTGTTCCCGCGGCCAGAAATCCAGCGGATGTGCGCCTGCTTCGCCAACGTCGAGCTGGGCAGCCACGCCCCGTTCTACGACCTGGCCAACAGGGTGCTCGGCAAGGCCACCGACGAGTTCTATGAGCAGTGGAAAACTGACCCAGTTCTGGCCGAGCGCATCGCATTCGTCAACGAGTGCACAGCCAGCGATGACGCCCTGGAGGTCACTGCAGCGTTGGCCTTCCTGGAGGGTTCCGTGCTGTTCAGCGCGTTCGGCTACTTCAAGGGCTTCAACAGCCGCGGCTTCAACATGATCTCGCACTTCGTCTCCGGCATCGACGGCAGTGCCAAGGACGAGAACTTCCACTCGATCGCATCGGCCCGCCTGTTTCGCCAGTGCAAAGCCGAGCGAATCGCCGCCGGCAACCACAGTCCTGAGCAGGACGCGAAGCTGCGAGAGAAGATCCTCTGGATGGCGAAGGTGGTTTGGGAGCATGAGCAGCTGATCACCCGCAAGCTGTTCAAGATCCCCGGCAACCGAGTCGTCACCGAAGAAGAGCTGCTCTCCTTCAACCAGGACCGCATCGACATCGTCCTCACCCGGCTGGAGATGCCGCCGATGTTTGGCCACGAGAAAGGTGTGATTTCCGGTTGGTTCTACCAGCAGCTGTCGACCGTCAAGGTGCCGGACTTCTTCGCCAACACCCAGCTGCAGTACACCCGCAACTGGGCTCGACATCTCCTCACCTTCCGCCCGGAGCTAGCCCATGGCGTTTGAAATTACAGGCGGCGCGGACGACGCCACCATCCAGAAATTCGAGCAGCTCTCCCTAGAGCGCAAACAGCTGCAAGAGCGGGGACTGCTGCCAAGCTGGTACACCACCCAGGCCTGGCAGATGTTCAAGCAGAAATACGCCGTACCTGGTGAGGACGCCGTCCGCGGCCGGCACCGCACGATCGCCAAGACGCTGGCCCGTCACATGAAAGGCCGAGAGGCCGAGTGGGAAGAGCTGTTCTTCAGCGAGATGTGGGACGGCATCCTCTCCCCCTCCAGTCCGGCGCTGGCGAATACCGGCACTGACCGCGGCATGATGGTCGCCTGTTCAGGTCAGGTGATAGATGACAGCGTGGACGGCTTCTACACCGCCATGCGAGAAACCGCATTGCTGTCGAAGTGGGGTTTCGGTACCAGCGCTGACTTCAGCGGCATCCGGCCGCGCGGCACGCCGATCAGCAAAGGTGGCAAGGCCAGCGGCGCCGTGGAGGTCATCAACGACTTCTTCACCACCGCCGGCAAGATCAGCCAAGGAGGCGCCCGCCGCGGCTCCATCGGCGCCTACCTCGACATCGAGCACGGCGATTGGGACGAGGCGTGCGACTCGCTAGCCGCTGAGCCCAACGGCAAGAATTACGGCTGGATCATTCGTGACAGCTTCGTCGAGAAGCTGAAGGCCGGCGATGAAGACGCCAACCGACGCTGGACCAAGGCGCTCTACACCAAGCTGATTACCGGCAAGGGTTACGTCTTCTGCATCGACAAAGCGAACCGCCATCGCCCGCAGATGTACAAGGACTGGGGTCTCGACATCAAGGCCACCAACCTGTGCAACGAGATCATGCTGCACAGCTCGGACGATCTGACCTACAGCTGCATCCTGGCTTCGCTGAACCTGGTGCATTGGGACCGTATCAAGAACAGCGAGTCGGTCTTCATCGCTACCGTGTTCCTCGACTGCCTGTGCCAGGAGTTCATCGAGAAGAGTGCCGGCGTAGCAGGCCTGGAGAAGGTGCGCGAGTTCACCATCCGGGGCCGCGCCATCGGCCTGGGCGTCATGGGCTTCCACACCTACCTGCAGTCGCAGGGCATCCCGTACATCGGCCTGGAGGCGCAGTTCCTCTCGACCGAGATCGCCAAACACCTGCATGACGAGTCACTGCGCGCTAGCCAGTGGCTGGCCCAGGAGTATGGCGAGCCGATGTGGTGCGAGGGCTACGGTGTCCGCAACACCCACCGCACAGCCTACGCACCGACCAAGACCACCAGCCTGCTCATGGGCGGCGTCAGCGAGTCCTGGTTCCCGGACCCTGGCATGGTCTTCGACGCTGGATCGTCCGTAGGCGAACTTCGCCGCATCCCGCCGGTGTTCTACGAGCTGATGAAGGCCAAGGGCGTCTACAGTGAGCAGACCATCCAGGACATCATCGATCACCTGGGCAGCGTCCAGCACGTTGACTGGCTGACCGATGAGGAAAAGCTGGTGTACCTCAACGCTTTCGAGATGGACCAGCGAATCCTGCTGCGCCATGCGAGCCAGCGCCAAAAGCACACCTGCCAAGGCCAAAGCCTGAACTTCTATGTTCCGGAAGACGGCTCCGAGGATCTGATCGCCGAGCTGATGACCATGGTCCTGCTCGATGAAAACATCCTCAGCCAGTATTACATCTACTCCCGCTCTGGGATCGTAGTTAAAGACGAGTGCGTGGCCTGCGCGGCCTAATTTCAACGCACCTTAACCTGTAATTACGGGCCGGGAATCGCCTGTATTTGAGGAGTTCACTATGGAAGACAACACTTCCTACGCCATTCTCGACTTCCGCGCCGTGGTCAAGCATGCCTACTACGGCGCGTCTGATCCCGAAGCGATTTTCTGCGAGGAAACAGGCCGCCGCTTTCCTACCTGGCAGTGCGCAGCTCAAGGGCTGATCAGCCGCTACATCGAGCCGATAATTCAGCAGGGTGGCAGCCCCCGCACGCTGATCGTCGCCCAGGACATGGGGCGCGACTACCGCTCCGCGATCTTTCCGGAGTACAAGGCGCAGCGCGCCAACGTCGTCAAAAGCCCGATCGAGGTCGAGCAGTGCAACCTGCTGTTCGACTGGGCCAAGAAGTTCTTTGCGGCGCTGGGCGCCACCCAGATCGGCGTCAAGGGTGTCGAGGCGGACGACGTTATTGCCTGGCTGTGCCAGCGCATCACCTACCCGAAGGCGGTATACACGGTCGACGCCGACCTGCTGCAGCTGTGCAACGACTCCACCATCGTATACCTGAAGAACGAGCCACACTTCGGCGACGGCGAGCACAAGGGCATCCCTTACAAGCTCACCAGCATCGCCAAGTCGATCCTGGGCGACTCCAGCGACAACTACGGCGGCGTCAAAGGCCTCGGCGAGGCCAAGTTCGCAGCGCTGCTGGAGAACTACGGCGTGGATGGCGTCGAGGAGCTGCGCGACATCGTCGACTCCGGCCGCACCGAGCTGCTGGACCAGGTCATCGAGGCCACTGGCGACAAGACCCTGATCAAGCTGCGCGAGCAGTTCGGCGAGTGGCGCACCATGTGGCGCCTGGCCAACCTGCACCCCGAATTGTGCTGGAAACCGCGAGCCAAGAAGCTGATCACCCCGCTGATCCACAAGCGCATCCCGAACGCCCAGCAGCTGTTCGGACTGCTGAAAGCCGTCGGCGCCGAGGACTTGTGGGACACCGTCTTCGCCTCGGTAATGCCAAGCCAGATCCAGATCACTAGCCTCAACTGGCCGGAGATGCGCACTGCAATTCTGGCCGAGATCGAGGCCGGTGACGTCACCACCTTCGACTACGAGTCGTCCAACAAGGACCCGATCCCAGAGTTCGCCCAGGCTTCCACTCAGGGCGACAAGTTCGTTGACGTGCTCAGCCAGGAGCTGACCGGTGCCTCGTTCCAGTTCGGCCGGCACCTGGAGAACGTGATCTACATCCCGGTCGACCACAAGGACAGCCCGAACCTCCCGAAGGCGGTCATCGCCGAGATCCTCGAACACGCCGCTGCCCACACCCAGCTGGTTGCGCACAACGCCAACTTCGAAGGCGTGGTCAGCCAGACCAACCTGAACTTGCAGCTCAAGAACGTCCACGACACTCGGCTGATGCAGCGGTATGTCAACGAGAACATGGAAGCCGGCCTCAAGTCGCTATCGCTCAACTACCTGAACTACGAGCAGGCGACCTACGAGGAAACCTTGGCTGCCGGCAACGGCGGCAAGGGCGCAGCCAACATGAGCGAGCTGACCCTGGACGAGGTGTTCAGCTATGGCGCCGACGACGCCCAGGTCACCGGCTCGCTGTACGACCTGCTGAAGCTCTTGCTGCAGCTCGACGAGCAATGGGAGTTCTACCAGCGTTGGGCGGTCAACCCGACCGTCGTCCTGCAGCATGCCTACATCAAGGGCGTGGACATCAACTGGCCGCTGCAGAAGCGCCTGCATGAGCGCGACCTGAAGCAGGTCGAGGAAGGGATGGCCGAACTGCGCGCCATCCTGCAGGAGAACGTCACTGGCAACATCACCGAGGGCTGCAAGTCGTTCATCGAAGCCGAGAAGGACTTCATCTACCGGTCTGCCAAGAAGAAGGCCGACGGCGACACCGAGGTGGCCAAGCAGAAGCTGTATGAGTGGCAGCTCAAGCAGGAGCAGGCCTGCCAATACGTCCCGTACCGCGAGGAGCGGGTGATGCCGGCGTTCGCGCTGACTGCCAAACAGCTCTCCGCAGCGGCGTTGGCGATCGGCTTACCAGAGGTCACCAAGGTCACAGCTTCCGGCCTCTCCGAGTACCTGGAGCAGTGTGGTCTGGACGGCGCCGGGGCTGACATGCCGGCGGACCCTCGCCAGGCTGAGTTCCTGTCGGCGCTGGTCAAGGCCATGGAGCGCGGCGCCCTGAAGCTGAAGCTGCTGGAAACCAAAGCAGAGGACCATAACAGCGACGAGAAAGCCGCCAAGTCTGCCGAGCAGGCCCGCAAGGCATTCGACCAGTTGGGCGAGGTTGTGCAGCGTCTGGCCGGCGTCGAAGCCAAGGTGATCAAGGTCGGCGACGAGCTCAACACCGGATCCCCGGTGCAGATGCAGCAGCTGCTCTACTGCAAGATCGGCGTCCCGGTTCGCCTGCGAGGTAAGTCCGCCGGCAAGGGCCGGCTGATGGTTGGCATCACCGAGGCTGGCCCGTCCACCGACGAGACCGCCATCGAGACGGCGATCGCCAACGACATCGAGGCGGGCAGCTGGCAGCACAACGCGCTGCGCGCCCTGCTGAAGGTCAAGTCGGCCAGCACCCGCATCAGCCTGTACCACGACAAGTACCCACTATGGAAACACCGGGACGGCAAGCTGCACCCGTCGTTCACCGACGCCGGCACCGACACCCGCCGCCCGACCGGCTCCGCGCCGAACGTGTTGCAGGTGTCGAAGAAGGACAAGTCGATGCGCAGCATGTTCGTGCCGCCGTCGCCTGACCACGTCGTGGTGGCCATCGACTACAACGGTCAGGAGCTGCGCCTGCTGGCTTGCGAGTCGGGCGATCCGGTGATGATCGATGCCTACGACCCGGCGGATGAAAAGGACCTGCACAGTGTTACCGGCTCCGGTATCGCCAAGCTGAAAGCCACCAAGCCCGGCGACCAGAAGGAAGACCTGGCGGCACTCAGCGAGTTCCAGGCGTTCAACGAGGCTCGCAGTCTCGATGATCACCCGCTGAACAAGCTGGCCTCTGGCATCCGCAAGTCGGCCAAGGGCGTCAACTTCGGCCTGGCCTACGGCGCCGGCCCTGCCACCCTCTCCCGCAACCTGATCGTCCCGATCGATGAGGCGAAGGAACTGCTGGATGGCGCGATGACGCTGTACGCCCGAATCCCGCAGTGGCAAGAGGAAACCGCGCGGTTCATGGAGAAGAACGGCTTCACGCTGACTGCCTTCGGCACCAAGCGCCACGCCACCGAGGACATCTTCGCCAAGGATCACGGCAAGGTCAGCCGCCAGCACCGCCAGGGCACCAACGCGACGATCCAGGGCACTGCCGCAGAGATGCTGCGCATCGTCCTGACCAAGATCGTCGAGCGCGGTCTGCTCGACCGCCTGGACATGGTCTTCTTTGCGCCGATCTACGACGAGACGGTCGCCTTCGTCCACAAGGACGACGTCGCCGAATACTGCCGCGAGATGAACGAGATCATGAGCAGCGCGACACCGCCAGGGCACGCCGTTCCGCAGTGCCCGGAATTCTCCATCGGGCCGACCTGGGGCGATGTTCACGAACTTGGCCGGTACCCGGGCGACGAGAAAATCATGGAGGCCGTGGAGCGCAGCCTCGAAGAAGCCAAAGAAATCTGGGCCGAGATCCGCGGCGCAGAGATGGAAGAGAAGGAGGCTGCATGATCAAGCAAATCGCAAGCCGCTTGAGGGATATCAGGGGGCCTGGACTGGCCAAAGACCACCTTCGGCTAACCGAGGCCCTTGAGAGGGTTCACGCCCTCGAGCAGGAGCTGGCTCAGGCCCGATCCAACCTCAAGCTGGCGTCCGCAGCGCAGGGCGCGCTGCATCGCCGCTCCGAGGCGCTGAAGAAGGACTGGCCTGACCTGTGGAAGCGGTACTTCACTCGCCAAGGCGAGGCAGATCGCGTCCTGCAGGCTCACAAGAAGAGGGCGTGGTAATGCTGGTCTTCGCCCACGACTATGAAACCACCGGGGTGAACACAGCCAAGTGCGGGGTCGTGCAAGCGGCCCTGTGCTTCGCCACGCTTCACGAGGACGGTCGCTACAGCATCCTGGAAAAGGATGTGCAGCTGCTCCACCCGGGCGAGCCTATCCCAGCCGGCGCCAGTGGGGTGCACGGCATCTACGACCACCACGTCGAAGATAAACCGCACTGGGAAAGCTACCTGGCTGAACAGTTCGAGCTGGTCAACGACACCGCCATCCAGGCTGTGCTCGGCTACAACAGCGCCGCTTTCGACGACAAGCTGGCCCGTCGCTGCGGCCTTGCCGAGTTCCCGTCGATCGACCTGATGGTGGCCACCCGCCGCTTCAAGAACGCAGGTCTCTTACCGAAGGCCAACCTTGGCACTGCCTACGAGGTGCTCACCGGCCGGAAGGCTGAGAATGCCCACGACGCCTTCGCCGACATCGTGATGACGCTGGATCTGATCCAGCCATCGATCGAGAAAGCCAACTGCAGCTCGCTCAGCGAGTTCATCGCGTGGATGCGCGAGCCGTGGGCGACGACGTCGATGGAGATGCCCTACGGCAAGCACAAGGGCGTGAAGCTGTGCAACCTGCCTAAGTCCTACGTCCGCTGGGCGCTGGAGAACATGGACAACCTGAGTCCGGATCTGCAGCTGGGCCTGGAGATGGTTCGATGAACGGGCCCAAGAAGCTGATCGGCCTTGTAGGACGCGCCAGAGTAGGCAAGGACACTGCAGCTACGTTTCTGGAGGATCGCCACCTCCTTGAGCAGTTCGCGTTTGCCAACCCGCTGAAGGACATGCTGACCAGTGTATTCGGTGACCTGTTCTACGACGGCGACCGAGAGAAGCCTATCGAGTGGCTCGGAAAGAGCCCTAGGCAACTGATGCAGACGATCGGCACAGAGTGGGGTAGGCAGTGTGTTCACCCGGACCTGTGGGTGCTCCTAGCCCACCAGGAGTGGCTCACCTGCCAGCGCGGGCTCTCCAACGGAATGGTCATCAGCGACGTCCGCTTCGACAACGAGGCGCGGTGGATCAAGGAACAGGGCGGTACCCTGATCGAGATTCGGCGGCAGCACACCGAGACAGTTGAAGCGCACGTCAGCGAAGCCGGAATTACTGTCTCGGCCGACCACGTCATCCACAACGACGGCACGTTGGACGACCTCTACGACGCTCTCGACGAGGTGATGAATTGTCTACCGACATAGGCAAGATCTTCGAGAAGGAGATCCAGAAGGTGTTCCGCGCCCTGCGCGAGAGCCACCTTCTGGGTTGGCATCGCCTGGCCGACACCGGTTCCGCCGGCGGATCCATCGTCGCTGCTCAGCCGAGTGACTACCTGCTGGCCTTGCCGGCGGGCGCCCGCTCACCGCTGGCCGGGCAGCGGCTGTTCTTCTGCGAGGTGAAGGCCAGCGAGAAGAACTCGACGCTGACCAAGCAGGCGATGCAGCCGGCCCAGCGCGGCGCCATCTCGTTCTACCGAGAGCTGCTCAAGCTCCCCTACCTGGTCCTGTTCTACGACGCGGAGCGCGGCGTGATTCAGGTCTGGGACGGCGCCGCAGTGGTGCAGGAGGAGCGGATCAGCAAGGGCTACCTGCTGGCCTCCATCGAGAATGCAGGCCACGGCATAAAGCTGAACGCGGACGTCGTCAGTCGAGGGCTGGTGGACTACTTCGCACTGCCCACGATGGCTGCTACTCTTGCAGGCTAACCTGTATTGCTGTAAATACAGCAACCCGTAACAACGGAAGCACAACATGAAAGTATTGAAGGAAGTCACGCTCTTCAAGAACCACGGCGGAAAGACCGGGGACTGGAAGATTCAGGCGGTTGTCGCTGAAACACGGGAGCTGAACCCGCCAGCCCATCTCGTCATCTCGCACACCAAGGTCATCGGCGGAGCAGCCGTGACCAAGGAAGTGCCGGTGGAAGGCAAGAACATCGGCCGTGCCAACCAAACCACCCCTGCGCAGCAGGCGGTGATGGAGCTGGACAGCCGCGTCAACAAGCAGCTCGACAAGGGCTACGTCCGCACACTCGAGGAAGCGAGCGCGCCGGCCACCAACGCATTGGGCCTGGAAAAGCCGATGCTGGCCCACCCGATCGACAAGGTGAAACCGGAAGCCATCGACTGGGACAACGCTTTCGCTCAACCAAAGGTCGACGGGCACCGTTGCCTAGCAAACGGCATTCTTTACAGCAGAAACGGCAAGGAAATCCTTCTGCCGCACATCCGGGACTTCCTCGGAGACTGTGGGCTGCTGGACAAGAGATTGGACGGAGAACTGTACGTCCACGGGATGATGTTGCAGGACATCGGCAGCCTGGTGAAGAAGCCTCGTGAAGAGTCCTTGCAGCTGCAGTACCACGTCTACGACATCATGCGGCCAGCCCCCTACGCCGAACGCCGGAGTGAGTTGGACGAGCTTCTCGGCAAGGTTGCTGTTGGCGACTCCCCTATCCGATTGCTGACTACCGAACGGGTTCGGGATCGCTCCGCCCTCAACGACCTCCACGCCAGTTGGCTCGCCACAGGTTACGAAGGCTCCATCCTCCGCCACGGCCTGGCCCCTTACGAGACCGACAAGCGCTCGAGCAGCCTGCTCAAACTCAAGGACATGGAAGATTCTGAAGCCATCGTCATCGCGGTGGAGCGCGGCACGCCCAACGGCGAGTTCGAGGTGCCGGTCTGGACCTTGCAGATGCCCTGCGGACGGACGTTCAAGGCCACTGCCCACGGCAATGCGCAGCAGAAGCACGCCCAGTGGGAGATGCGCCACACCTACATGGGTCGCCCACTGACCTACCAGCACTTCGGCCACAGCAAGGACGGTATCCCGCTGCTGCCGGTGGCCCTGCGCTGGAGGGAAGACGTATGAGCCCGAGCATGAAACGAGGCCTGCGCAGCCTTGCTGACGGAATTGGCTCAGCAGTCGGAAAGGCAGTGTTGGTGACCTCAGTCGGCCTCCTATTCGGCTACGGCGCCACCCTCGGATTCATCTTGGCGCTTCGGGTAGTGCTGTGACCCGCCGCGCCCTCCGCCACTTCGCCGTCACCCTCCTCGCCGCGCAAGCGGCGGGGTGGGCTCTTAGTGCCGTAATTACAGGAAGCCTGTTATGACGACGTATACGCTCTTCACTGATCCGCACCTGGGAACCAGGCGCGCGGCCCACACAACCAGAGACTCCTCGAAAAAGCTGACCCTCGCCTTGTTCAAACAGGCATGGGACATCATCGAGGACGCTGAAAACCCGGTATGCCTCGGGGACTTGTTCGACCGCAGCCAGAATTCAGAGGACGTCCTCGTTCAGGGCTACGAGATCGCCAGCAATTGCCGCTGGGTGCTGGCGGGGAACCATGATTGCGCAAATAGAGAGGGGGTGGTCACTTCATTGGACGCGCTCCAGGAAATGGGCTGCCCTGTCATCTCGTCCCCTAGCCTGTCGGCGCCATACTTCTTTGCGGACGGCCCCATGTATTTCGTCCCGCACCACGCGAGCCAACAGTTGTTCGAGCAGGCGATGCTGGACGCGGCAGAGCATGCGGCCCGCGAGCGCGCCGGGCGAGCCAGCGTCCTGATGCTGCACTGCAACTACGACCAGCCCTTCGCCACCGAGGACGACACCCTCAACCTGTCGCCGGCGGTAGCCAACCTGATGTTGGAGTCGTTCGACTACATCTTCCTCGGCCACGAGCACAAGCCGTCCACCCACTTCGACGGCCGCGTGGTGATCCTCGGAAACTCCCACGTCACTTCCTACGCTGACATCTCCGACAAGTTCTCCTACCAGTTGGAGATCACCGACGACAGCATTGATCTCGCCAAAACCCGCATCTGGTCCAAGGACGAGCGCTTCGCGTCAGTCATGTTCGGGCAGGAGCTGCCGGACCTGAGTGGCGTGCAGTTCATCGACGTGATCGGCGCTGCAGACGAGGCCGTCGCTGTCGCCGATTTCATGCAGCAGGTGTGGGAGAACGCCCCGGACGCATTGGCAGTTCGCAACAGCGTCTCGGTTGCCGGCGTGAACGTGGTCGACGACGAGGCGGAGAAGCCGGTTGTCGAGGATCTGCGCACCCGCATCAGCCGCGAGCTGGACGGCACTGACCTGGCTGACCTGTTCAGCGAGCTGGCGAAGGAGGTGGCGGTATGAGTCATCAGTTTGAGATAGGAACCAAGGTCCTGATCACCACCGACTATTTCTTCTTCGCGCCTGACGGAAGGCAATACCGAGCTGCCTACGGCACAGTCCACGGCGTCCACAGCGATGAGAAGACACTGGGCATTCGAACCAACGCACGCTCGACCAATTGGTACGTGCAGGTCGGTGATCTGGTTATTGCCGGCTGCCAGGTCCACTACGCGGTTCGCACCGACAAGTGCCACCTCGGCTCAGCGATGGACTGGAAGGAGGAGAACGGCGAGGTCATTGAGTTCCGCCGCCCTGCGTGTATCTACGACGCCGACGGAGGTCAGCCATGAAACCAGCTCCACGCCCTTCCAGTGGCCTCGGCCCGCGCCTCGAGCAGCTGCTCCGCACTGAAGCTAGGTACGCCCCTCGCCTCTGCCTCAAGACCCTGCGTCTCCGGCTCTCCATTCGCCAAGCGATCAAGGAACTCACCGTATGAAACTCGAAATCATCCGCGGCCCGGCGATGTCCGGGAAGACAACAAAACTGCGCAAGATCCTGCGGAACGCAGGCGACAAGGGCGCATCGATCATGGCTGGGATTTGGAGCCCCGGCAGTCTCGCACGCTCGGTTGAGCGCATCGCCGGCGGCTCGCTGGTCACCACCATCACCATCGACGACTGCAGCGAACCGCAGCTGAAAGCGCTGGAGAAGATCTGCCGCGAGAGCCGCTGGCCGGGCGTGACGATCTATGCGGTGGAGGCGGCGTAAGCCTCAGCCAACACAAGGAATTCACGATGAAACTGATCAAGCTCGTTACCACCAACTTCAAGCGCCTGGGCACCTTCACCGCCAACTTCACCGACGGCCTGAACGTGATCTGCGGCGAGAACGCCCGCGGCAAGTCGACCCTGATCCAGGCAATCGAGGCCGCACTGTTCGGCGTGACCGTCGTACCTGGTAAGAAAGAGCACATCCCGACCTGGGGTCAGACGACGTTCGGGTTGGAGCTGCATTTCGAGGTCGACAACGCCCGATACATCCTGACCCGCAGCAAGTCGACGGCCAAGTTGGTCGAGCGTGCCAGCGGCGGGGATGCCCTCGTTGCCAACGGCAACACCCCGGTGACCGCCTACGTCGAAGAGCTGCTCGGCCTCACCGCCAAGGACTTCGCGCTGTTCCTGAACTCGAAGCAGCATCAGACCGCAGGACTTCTGAGCTTCGGCACGACCGCGCTGAACCAGAAGGTCGAAGAGTTCGCCGGCATCGCACTGATCGACAGCATCATGACCCGCGCCCGGGCCATGGCTACCGCGGAGAAAGCTGCAGCCGACGCTTGCAGCGTGTCAGACGAGGAGCTGGCCGTTGCTCGCGCAGCACTTGACGCTGCCACCACCTGCTCCGAGGAAGCAGTCGTCGACCGGCAGAAGGCCGAGACCGACCTCGACAACTTCCCTCCGCTGGCCGCTACGCCGCCTGCTGTGAGCTCTTCTGCCCTTCAGGCGACCCAACGTATTGCCCAGCGTGCGGAAAGCGCCCTGCGCGAAGCTGAGGCCGCTCTGGAGCATAAGAGAGAGGCCGTCGTCACGGCTGAGCAGGCGCTGGCAGAATGCGGTGAGCTGGTGGACATCGACAGCGTCGTCGCAGCCTCCGCCGAGAAAGGCGCCGTGCTTCGCCAGAAGCGTGCCCGTCTGGCTGACGTGAAGGAACAGCTGGCCAGCGCAATCCGCGCAGAGGCTGAGCATGAGCAGGCTCAGACGGAGCTGGCGGCGATTGAGCCGGTGCCTGCCGAGGAGTTTGAGCACGCCGAGAAAACCCACGCCCACTACGCCGGCGAGGCCGCTCTCCACCGCGAGCTGATCGCCGTCGACAAATCCAAGCTGGCCGCGCTGCGCAAGCTCGAGAAGGACGCCACCTGCCCAACCTGCGGCACAGCGCTGGCCGAGCATGACCCTGAGCAGCTGGCCGAGGAAATCGCCGCGCTCGAGAAGCAGATCTCCGACCTCGGCGTGGCGCTGTCGCTGGCCACCGCCGGCGAGGCCGAAGGGACCAAGCAGCTGGCCACCATGCGAAAGCGCATCGATCAGCGCGCTGCCAAGCAGGCCGAGGTTGAGAAGTGGGCCGCCAAGCTGGTCGACGCCAGTGTGGTCAATGACCTGCGCGGCGAGGCGAGCAGCCTGGAGTCGGTGATCGAAGAACTGCAGGGCGAGGTTGCCGGCCTCAAAGCCAAGGCTGACGCCGGCGCAGAGGCAAACGAGCGGCGCGCTGCGGCGGAACGCCGGCTGAACCAGGCCCACAAGAACGTCGCACGCGCTGAGGACGCCGTGGTTGAAGCGCGCCAGGCACTGGTGATCGACGCCCCGACTGATGAACAGATCGCTGCAGCTCGCGCGGCTGAGGACGCCTATACCCAGGCCAAGGCTGAATGGGACCGCAGCTACCAGGCGGCGCAGCACGCTGTGGATATGGCGGTGCGTGACGATGCCGTCGCAGCCAAGGCCCTAGCTGACGCCCAGCACCGCGTCGAGGTGCTGGAAAGCACTCTGCAGAAGGTGAAGGGCCATGAGATCGCCGCAGACCGCGCTGGCCGGCTGGCCCGCTTCCTGGCTGATCGCCGGGTCCAGTACCTGCGAGACGTATGGGAAACCGTCATGGCCGTGGCTTCACGGCAGGTCAAGGCAGCGACCCGCGGCGAGATCACCCGCATCACCAACGAAGACGGCGACTTCTGCTACGAGGAGGGCGGCGTGGTTGCACCGGTCGCCTGTGCTTCCGGCGCGCAGAAGGCGTTCATCGGCTCAGCTGTTCGTATCGGCCTGGCCCGGGCGTTGTATGGCTCGGACAGCCTGCTGATCTTCGACGAGCCCACTGAATCCATGAGCGAGCACAACGCGACGGGACTGGCCGCGTCGCTGGCGGGAAGCGCCAAGCAGCTGTTGCTCATCACCCACCGCGAACAGGATCAAGCCCTGGCCGCGAACATCATTGAAGTTGGAGTTTGACGATGGACAACATCACCATGAAGGTCAAGAAACTGGACCCGCAGGCCATGCTGCCACGATACGGCACAGAGCATGCCGCCTGCTTTGACCTGCATGCCCTGCTGTCGGAGGGCGGACTGCTGCTTCAGCCAGGCCATACCGCGTTGATCCGCACCGGCCTTTCCTTCGAAATCCCTGTTTGCTGGACGATGGAGATTTACTCCCGCAGCGGTCACGGCTTCAAGAACGGTGTCAGGCTGGCCAACTGCGTCGGGATCATCGACGCTGACTACCGCGGTGAAGTGATGGTCAAGCTGGTCAACGAAGGTACCGAGCCTCTGCCGATCCTGCACGGAGACCGCATCGCCCAGGCTAAATTGTCGCAGGTGCCAATGGTCGAGTTCTTCGAGGTCGAGGAGTTGAGCACTACGGTGCGCGGCGAAGGTGGCCTCGGGAGCACCGGTCGGTGATCTGCGAAAGCTGCCGCGGCGGGGTTCATCTGAACCCCGCCGACCACCTCGCCCCGGTCAACTGCCCGTTGGTCATCGAGGTCAATGGCGAGCTCGTCCGCGCGGAACGCACGGGGTTCGTCGAGCAGCGTGACAGGCAGATGGAGTACCAGTTGGTAGACGGATCTCGAATCCTCGGCCGATACCGGTGGACCTACCCCTAGTCCCCTTCCTTCGGTGGTTGACCCGCCTTCAACAACATCGGGATGGTGTTCTTCGCCACGGAGAGCACCACCTCGAACCCCTTCAAACCGGTGGCGCCGATCAGCAGGACCACCGCGTCTCTATTCGCCCAGTCTGGCGAGACAATCCCCCCAAACAGCATCCCCAAGTAGAACCCCACCACGGTTGTGGAGAGCAGGGTCAGCAGCGCCACAGGCTGCCCTCCCTTCCTCGCCACCTGCCACAAACAGCCGACCAGGGCTGCAAACGCCCCGAGCGTGCCGAAGTAGAGGTAATCCTTGGCCTTATCGAACCACTCAGGCGGAATCTTCAATGGGTGGTTCCTTACTCGCAGGCGTCTTTGGTGATCAGGTCCAGGACGAGCCAGTAGGCTGCGCAATTGCTGAGCACGAACATCTGGAAAACTCGAAGCGAAAGGAACGTTTTGCCGTACACCTCGAGCGCGTACGCATTGGCTGCCATGAAGGTCAGCGTGCACACGGTCAGCAGCAGCAGGACAGCTGCCAGGCGGGTCTCCCTGCACCGGTCTTCCATAGCCCTGACCCGTCTCCAGGCCGAGTAGAGTTTGAACAGCAGCGCGCCATACAAGAGGAACGGCACGGCGTTCACCAGCAGGTTTGACCACTGCTCAGCGCTCATGCCGGGTACTCCTTGCGGTCCAGTTCGAAGTGCGGGCCGTCAATGAACGCATCCCGCCCGACTACCTTGCGAGACTGCACGTAGTCGGCGACTGCCTTCTTCGTGTCGTGCAGCAGGTTGAGCCGCTTGTCCCATACGCCGCCCCATACGATCGGGATGCCGAGCTCTACAGCTGCGTCCCGCATCGCTTCGGCGAGGGTGTAGTAGTGTTCCCAGTCCCAGGAGACTTGGCCACCGACATAGGCGCCGAGGTCGACGGCGTGGCCAGTGATGTGCCGACCATCCAAGGTCTTCGACTTGCCTTGGGCGACCAGCTGCTTCTGCCTGGTCGCGCTCCGCAGGCCCTCCAGGACAGTGAAATCGATCTTCGATCTGCGGATGGCCAGGCGGACCACTTTCTGCAGGTCTGGGTGGACCTCGGACAGCCGCTGTTCGCTGCGGCTACTCAGGTTGAACATTCGGCGTCTCTTCGGTTGGGGTTATGGCCCACGCCCGCCATCCGTTGTCACGCTCAACGAGCATGCGCAGGATGACTTTCAGGTCAGCCAGGCCTTGTTCGGACAAAGCGGCCTTCGCGGCGGGGTCTGATGGGTGGATGAAACGAGGAAGTGATTCAGGGGCGTAGGGTGAGATCAGCCAGGTCGGTGCAGCCCGCTCTACCTGGACTGGGACCAGGACCTCGACGGGCCGGTCAACGTACTCGGTGGTCGTGCACCCTGAGAGAATCAGTGCGAGGAGAACAGCGACTCTAGCCACTTGTTCATCTCCTCCGGTGCGGTGCCTGCGGCACGGTCCTGTTGGATCTTGCGCGGAATTGCCTGCTGGACCGTAGCGGCTCTTGCGGCGGCTGCGGTTGCAGATGCCTCTGCGCTAATGCGGAGCAAGCTGACCGCTTCGTTCTGGCGGCTGATGCTGTTGCGCAGGTTGCTGTTTGCCGTCACAAGTTTGGTGTTTGCGGCTAAGGCCTGATCCCGCTCCCGCTCGGCATCGCCCTTCTGCATCCAGAAGTTCCAGCACAGAAGCGCGCAGATCGCTGCGAGTGCGTAAGGTTTCCAGTCGAAAGACATGATAGGTACCGGCCTGAGTTGGATGAATCCTAACCTCAGGCCGTATTTATGGGAACCCTTATTTACAGGTCTTCAGGTAAATGCTCGCGCGCCAGTTCGCCCAGGTACGCCATCTGGCAGTGCCGCAGCTCGCCCAGGCGGTCGCGCCAGAACAGCGCATTGATCAGGCCTACCAGACGAGTGAAGTGCCGCTGTTTCTGTCCAAGTGTCATTGGATAACCCCCCTTGTTGATGAACGAGAGGATTATCCAATGTTGGCTGGAGTTACACTAATTTGATTCATTCAAATAAAAAGCCCACCGAAGTGGGCTTGTTTGTTTATATCTTACTTAGGCGATGACTGTGGTGTCATTGCGTAAATCCGCTTACTAAATGGGAGCGAGTCCTTTCGCTCTCGTAGGCCTGGAAACAATGATCCGGCTGCCAGAAAAACAGCCTATTGATCCAGGTGTGTGCGAATACCCAACGGCGCTTAGGCGATTGATCCAATACCCCCGCACCGGTAGGCACGACTGGACAATGTTTCATCAGGAGTACCTGCCAATATCGTATTGATCAACTGATCAACAGCTATTAGTATTGCTTCAAGTTTACTGAGTTCCATCTGAATTCTCCGGCCAAGCCATTTTAGGCAGCATGATGAGTAGTTCTTCATCTGATTTCACCATAAACCCCTGCTAAAGCCGCCGCATATATGGCACGGCTATGCTCTTCTACATCATCAGGACACGCAGTGAAAGGCAGCCACCCGAAAGTAGCATGCTCAACTTCACAATCAATAGTCCCCCGTTCATTATAAGAAACATTCCGTACATTATAAACAGTCATTAGCTAATCCTCAGCCACAATGTAGCATAACCATTACCTGAAGTGTCAAAGTGACCCATAGCTTGCCATGTCCCTGTTAGGAATGAAGAATTTCTAGCAATACCACCTGTAGATGTTATGCAAGCAAATTGCAAGCTACTACCGGCTATTTGATTGCTGGCATTAGGGGCATTGACTGCGTACGCAAACGCATATGTCCCTACTCCGCCGCGTGCTGTAGGTGGTGAAGTATTAACTGTTTTCCATGTTCTATCACCTGCAAGGAATGTAGAAGAACTAGCTGTGCCAGAACCTAGAGCAGCGGTTGGAACAGCCGCTGTAGTAGTACCTGTCAAGGATCCTGCCGTAGTAGCACTAGTAGCATTTCCTGCAAGATTACCGTTAAAGGTAGCTGCAGTTACATTTGCATAAGCAGTGCCACCTTGTCCGTAGAATCTGAAATCACTCGCTCCACGAAGCTGTAATGAGCTTGCCCACAGGCCTGGCTGGTGAAAACCTATTGTTGGAAATACCGTATTAGCAGTCCCATTACCTCTTGCCTCAAGACCACCTACATGGTAATCATTACCCGTGCCCGTGAATATACCGCGAGTACCTTCTAGAGTACCTGTTAACGTACCACCAGTTAATGGAAGCTTAGTCGCATCTGCAACGGTGATGTTGGAGCCGACGTTCGCTGCCACACCGTTAATGGTTATATTGGAGGTAAGCGCCTCTGCGTAGCGGGCACGGTCAACGCGAACCCCATAGGTGTTGGTTCCGTTCCAACCCATTAGCGTTGGATAGGTGCCCGCCCAAGCGACCTCAGGATTTGTGTTGTTAACAGCCTTCCCTGAAGGCGACACGCTGTTGGATGCGTCAAAAATGACGTGAGAGCCATTGCCTACTCCCTGTCCGCCACCATAATTGGTCCAGTTCAGTACGCCTGCGCGGTTTGCTGTTCCAGAGTTGCCGCTTATGCTGATGCCGTAGGTTCCGCTGAGACGCGCACTCGGGACGGTGCCGGCCAGATTGCCCGCATCCAGGTAGTAGGCACTGTCCCTGCCGTTGAGCAGGAGGGCGTTGGCGTTGGCGTTGAGCACCGGCTCGTTGAAGGCACTGAGACCGGTTTCGTCCTGGATGACGGTGATCGACCAGCCGTTGCCCCAGTCGAGCTCGACGTTCGAGAATCCGGCCAGCATCTCCTCGATGATCACCTTCGGGTAGTTCCACGTCGAAGCGGTGTTGCCCAGCAGGATGCAGGCGTTGGTACCGTCGAAGGCGAAACGCACGGAGCTGAACGGGACGGACGTTCCCATGGTAGAAGCGGAAGTGTTGACCCAGCTGCCGCTGCCGTAGTTGTAGCCGCCGAGGGACAGTTCCCACGCGCCCACGACGTTGTAGTTGAAGCCCTTCAGCTTCAGAGACATCATGGTGCTCGTCCACCCGAACGGGAGGGTGATCTTCATGGTGCCCGTCACCGTCGCAGCACTGTTGGTGTAAACAGCCAGGTTGCGGTAGGTGGTAACGCCAGCAGCGCCGGCCAGGAACTGGTGGACCAGTGCCCCGGTCATCTTGCCGCCGGAGAGCGGGAGCTTGGTCGAGTCCGCTACGGTAATATTCGCCGTACCATCGAACGCAGTACCGTTGATGGTTCGAGCGGTTTGCAGCTTGGTCGCAGATCCGGCGTTACCCGTTACAGTGCCGGTGATGCCCCCGGTGACATGCAAGTCACCGTAGACTTTAGTTGGTCCAAGATCAGCCATTGACAACTACCTCTTCAGTGGCAGGCTCTTCCGTAACAGGCTCTTCGACTTCTTCTACAGGCGGCGTAATCAGCTCCAGATAGAAGTCTCGCAACAGGTTGTACACCGCATGCGACGTAGGATCGTCAGGGTCATAGACGACTTTCAGTTCGCCAATGGGCTGACGAATGATCTCGCCATTGACCTCAGCCACTCGCTCCTGCTGGAACGTGCAAGTAGGCTGCCCATCCAAGGGGTTGTCGATGTGGATCGAGAAAGCGCGCTGATAAACATTGGTAGTCATACTTCTTTAAACTCCCCTTGGATATAGGTTACGCCTTGGTGCTGAGTCATTTTGGTGGGGCCGGTACGTTTGTACTCGACGGCGATTTCTTGGGCGGTGAGGGCGCGGTTGAAGATTTTGAGAGCGCTCAAATCGCCTATGTACGGCGCGGATGGGCCGGAATAGCGCCCTCCGATAGTCATGTGCGGATACATGGGTGTGCCCGCCGCCAACCCACCGGTCTCAGCGGAGACGTACACTTCCACCCCGTTTACAAACAGCTTTCGAGAGGTCGTCGAATGGGTGTAGGCGATCATGGTCCACTCGCCTGTTACGACGGGTGAGCCAGGAGCTGTCCTCCAAGCCCAAGGGGCCGACGCATACTTCAAGGTCGATGACGGGCCACTATTGTTTATTGCTATCTCGAACGTGTTTTCGACTGTGACAAGGTTTTGATCCGAAGCGGAAAGCGGCTGCTTCGGCCTGATCCAGAACAGGAAGGTGGCCTCTGGGTATGCCCAGGAACCTGCGTTGATACCAGTGCCTGTCGCTCGTATGTAGTCATCAACGCCGTCAAACGTGTAGGCGCCCTTGCCGTCAAAGCCTCCACCTACAACCGTCGCCCCTGTCACAACCCCATGCAGGCCATTGCCTGAATAGTCCTTGGCGTCCTTGTTCAGCGGGTAGTAGGCGATCAGGCCGTTGGTGATGCCGACTTCGGATACTTGCGAACTAAGTTGACCGGCCTTCGTGACTTGGAACTTGGTTGCGCCCTTCTCATTGATCAGCTGAGCGTAGAAATTCCCCTGTGAATCCAGGCTCGCTCGCTGCTGGTACAGCTCTTTCACTTGGTCGGCTGCGAGTGCGGTTGCGTATATACGGACGTCCGATATTGGGCCGCTGAATGGAAAGTAAGTGGTCGTACTGGTGTAGCTGTAGGACATCTTTCCGATGACAGTTCGGTTGTTCGCCTGGCTGTAATCAATGGTTCTGGCAGGTCCGGTTGCAGTAAGCACACCGTCGACGTACAGACGGGCGCCGTTGACCATGTCGTGCGTGAAAACAATATGCCGCCAGACGCCCACCAGGCTGATACCCGCGCTGAGCACCCCATTCCCCTGCGCGCCGCCGCCGTACCGGGCTTGGATGTCACCCGAGACGGTGCTGATACTAACCCCGTACTTGTCGTAGTCACGCCCCGACGACACGATGAACTTGTAAGCGTGACCTTCGGTACTGTCTTGCTTCGCCCAGCAGCTGTAGGTCAGCGTGCTGCCTAGGTCGATCAGCTCACGGTCTATGCGCTTAGTAGCGTCGTTGGTGAACAGGTAGCTACCGCGACCTGTCGGGGATTCTTCAATCCACTTAGGTGCGGTTGCCAGCGCGAGCGGCGCATCAGCACCTTGGCCGGAAGTGTCAACGACCCTGGCCGAGCGAATGCTGTCGGTATACGGCGTTACATGAGGCTTGTGCTCGACTTGCGCTTCGTACAGCGTTACGGATGTGCCTGAGCCAATCGTAATATCAAGAAAGTTGTAGGTGGCGTCGTAGGTCGCCTTGGCCGCAGTGCCATAAAGCACGCCCTCGGCAGCGGACGAGGATGGCAAGCCCGCAATTCCAACATCGCACCAGTCGATTCCCACATAGCCGGTGTTGTCCTTGAACTTGACTTGGCAGGCATAAGTGGCGCCGTTAACCAGCCGGTCAAGTGGGCAGCGCAGCCGGATATTAGAATTACCTGTCCCGTTGTTTACGAACCTGTATTCGCCATTACCCAGGTAGGTTTTGGTCGACTTCCCGTATAAGTCCGGCGCGGTGTCGAGGCGAACGCTCAGCAGGTTTTCAGTAGGCTCCTGGAAATCTAGCATTGGGTAATGCACGGCCAGCCCTTGAGCCAAATCCCGGATCTCGCGCAAGGACAGGGCGTGGTCGTAGATGCGAACGTCATCGAGTAGGCCACCTGCTTGCGAGTTTGCTTGCCCACTGTAGTTTGATATGAACAAATCGGAAGGCTGCAAGTTCAGCCACCCTCTGGCGACTCTGCCCGCTATCGCCACCCCGTTAACATATATCGTCTGCGTGTTCTTTGTGCGATCACCTACGCAAGCGACGTGCATCCACTCGCCAACTGAGACAACGTGGTTGGTGTTCAAGTCGTTTGAGTAGAACGCGAAGCTAAGCGTGCCATTCGGGCGCACTACGATATGCAGCAGCCTGTTCAGCTCGTTGGCGTTGCGGTAGCTGATCAACCCTCTGGTAAGGTTGGAAAGTGGATCGGCCAAGTACCAAAATGCGAAAGAGAAGCTGTTGTTCAGCGATTGGCAAATTTTGCCAGATCCATCCGGGACAGTAATAACCTGAGTGTTGGTAGAGAAAACACCTGCCTGCCCCAGCTTTCCCGCCGCCCAGGTCACATTGCTCGCCACGCCGTTGAACTTGCCAAAGACGTCGTCTGCGTTCCCATCAAGTCGGTAATGTGCGATCAATCCCATGACTCACCTCACGCAAAGTTGAAATCAAGGGATTCAGTGGCGGCGTTGTACTCCATGACGAACCGGCCAGAGCCGAATCCGGTCGCATGTAGCTTGCCGTCGTAGTTGGTGCGCGTGGTGTTATCGGGATCAGTCGTGCCGGCGTAGAAGCGCCCCGCAGCCTTGCTTGTGCCGGTGACCGCTAGAGCCGTCGAGAAGGTCTTGACGCCTGCTACGCTCTGATCGCCGGTGAGGCTGACTTTGCTGTCGAGCGCAGTCTGGAGGCCGGTGACGTTGGCTAGGGCTAGGCTGGTAAGGCCGGAGCCGTTGCCGGAAATCACGCCTCTGAAAGCGACGTTATTACTGTCGTGCGAATAGCTGAACACCACCTCGTTGACGCCAGCGCTACGGCGATAGAACGAAACGCGGTCAGCTGCTTCCCCTGTGGCAAACGCCGGGGTGCCGTCGCCGTTGTAGAACACGCCGCCGCCATGGCTCCGTTCTTGCCCCACGTACAGATAGCCTGTGCCTTGAATGCCGCCGTGCGCTAGGAATCCAGCGTTGTAGCCGTCAGCGGCCAGGACCTTTACGGTGGTGTCAGCGGCGCGCGTGGTGGCTCCGACAACAAGGTCACCTGACAACGTACCGCCGGTCAGCGGCAGCTTGGTCGAGTCAGCAACGGTGATGTTGGCCGTGCCGTCAAAAGCAACACCGTTGATGGTACGAGCGGCTGCTAGCTTGGTGGCAGATGCCGCATTCCCTGTTGACGGCAGTGCGCCTACATCGGCGGGTGTGAGTGACACCGTCCCGGTCTTTCCATTGACAGACGAAACGCTTTCGGTGTTGTCGATCTTGTAGAACTGCCCCAGGTTCTTCGAGTAGACCAGGGTGTCGCCCACGCCGTAGTCAACGCCGCCAACGGTGCCGCCAACGGTAACTTTCCAGAAGCCGGCTGAGGTCGGCGTGGTCGGGTATGCACCGGAAGACAGATCGACTGAGCCAAGTTCGGACAGGGTGCCCGTTAGGCTGGAGGCAGCTGTAACAGCTTCGTCACGCGCCGCCTCTGCCGCAGTCTTGGCCAACTGCGCCGCCGTGTTGGCATTCGCAGCGTTGGTGGCACTGGTGGCCGCCTCAGAAGCCTTGGTGGTAGCGGTGGCAGCCGAGTTCGCAGCGTTGGTGGCGCTGGTAGCAGCCTCACCCGCTTTGGTCGTTGCTGTGCCTGCAGATGTCGAAGCCGAGCTTTGCGAGGCGGCGGCGGCCGATGCGCTGGCAGCTGCCTTGATTGCATGGTGCTTGGCGCTGTACTTGCCCGTTTCGACAGCCACGTTCTCGGCGTTTTCAGCCCACTGCCCTGCTTTGGTGGACGAAGTGGATGCGGAGGTCGCGGAGTTCGAGGCTTCAGTGGCTTTGACACCCGCTGTGGTCGCTGAAGTCGAGGCTTCAGTTGCCTTAGTAGTGGCGGTCGAAGCCGACGCGGCCGCGTTCGTGGCAGACGTACTGGCTTCGGACGCTTTGGTCGTAGCGGTAGTAGCCGAGTTCGCAGCGTTGGTTGCAGAAGTAGCCGCTTCACCGGCCTTTGTACTGGCTGTGTTAGCGGAGGCGGCGGCCTCACCGGCTTTGGATGAGGCAACTCCCGCCGAGCTCGCGGAGCTAGCAGCTGAGGTAGAGGCTTCGCCCGCTTTGGTGGTGGCGGTGGTGGCGCTTGCGGAGGCGCTGGAGGCCGACGCAGCGGCTTTAATCGCGTGGTGCTTGGCGCTGTATTTGCCAGCCTCCACAGCTTCCCCTTCGTTGGCCTCGGCCCACTGGCCAGCTTTGGTAGCTGATGCAGAGGCAGAATCCTTCGAGGAGGTTGCTGACGCTGCGCTAGACGCCGCCGCGGCCTTACTAGCCGCCGCCTCAGTCGCATAGGCAGACGCTTCAGCCGCCTTGTCGACCGCAACCTGGACGTTCGCAACCGACTGCATCTCAGCTACGTCGCCGAGTAGGGCAGAGACCTTGGTGGTCAGCTCGGTGACGGCGGCGTTGAATTCAGGGAAGTTGGTGGCTGTCATGGCTAACCGTATTTACAGGTTTATGGGTCGAATGGTAGCAGGGAGTGCTAGCTGCTACTAGCCCGTCCGTCAACCAATCTCCAGACGTAGCGACCCTGGCATTTGAACGCCTCGAGCTTCTCCATCCGCGGCGTGCCGGCACGAGTAGCGAGCTAAAAGCCTGTTACGTCTACCACGATGTACCGGGAGGTGTTTCCGTTGCTCTGATTGCAGTCCCAGTTGGTCACAACACCTTGCCCTCCAGAACGAAGCCGGACCCAGACTGCCTGATCTACATGGGCCTCGCCGACAGTTATGGCTGAACCGGCGCGCTGGAAATTTGCTTTTTAGGGAACTCCTCTTTTACCTCTTTTACCGCCTCATAGAATTCTTTGGCAACGGAGATCTCCCCTTTGTCCATCGCGTGCCACAGCATGTCCAGCTGGTCATGTATTGATGGATAAGCTGAGGCCCTTCTCTTCTTGTAGTTGGAAGTATGGTTAATCTCCATTGGACAACTCCACCTCTGAGTCCAGGTATGGCCAGCAGCAGAACCTCACCAAGTAGCTCCCAGGGTAGTCGAACGAGAAAGTAACGGAAGTCTCCTGCCCCAGTTCGTAGGTGGCGTCCTCCACAGTAACCGAGCTGCCGGCGGGAAATCCGGTCACGGTCAACTGGTCAACCATCAGCGGCATAACTGGGCGTTTGGTTACCTCACCGTCCAGGACATAGTCGAACCTGAAGTCACACATCTGGTTGACGACCGCCTGGCCAGGTTCAGGAACAACCTGGATGTACGGCCCGCCGTAGTGGTAAGAGGTAATTCGTCCGGTTGCTTCCTCGTAAACGGTGTGGGGCGTCATTTCATTGCTCCTATAACCATAATTTGGACGATTTCTCCTGGTGGGGCCATGGCTCCAAACCTGTACGAACCAGGCATAAGCCGGACAGACGTGAAACCAGTCCCCCCATAGTAATAAGAAATGTTATCACCAACACCAGTCGTCCGTACAAGGCCCAGCGGGCCAATAGAAAGTTCATGAATAATTCCGGTACCGGTAGGCGCGAGAATAAAGAACTGCATGTTACGGTCGTCCGCTATCGCACTCACGGTGGCGAAAATAGAAACCGTAGTAGGCTCGTATACGGTGTATATCACTGACGCTTTCATATCTGAGTAGGGGGCGGGAAACGAGACGTTACCCAGCACAGCCGAGTAGGGTATGGTTACGGCGTTGTCCTTGATCTTCAGGGTATCTACAGCCAGGTCAGCGATCTTGGCGCTGGTGATCTGCGCGTCAGCGATCTTGGCGCTGGTGATCTGCGCGTCAGCGATCTTGGCGCTGGTGATCTGCGCGTCAGCGATCTTGGCGCTGGTGATCTGCGCGT